TGGTGACAAATGGATGGTCAACGACGCACTCTACGCTCGCAGCCACTCGGTAGCACTAACGCCGGCCATAGTAATGGCAGAATCTGACAAAACTACGACGAGCACACACGCTAGTATAACAATTCCTGCCCATCGACGAGTCAATTTTCTCCTTGACAACTGCACCCAATCTGTGTATATTTATAGAAAGGATCACGGGAGCTGTCACCCGTTGGCTCGCTTTCACCTAACTCGGAGAACGAACATGGCTGATAAAATCCTCGCTGTGGAGGAGCAGGTCCTCCTGGCAAACGGACAGCCTACCAGAGGATGTTTCGAGTTTCTCGCCCTGGCCCTGGAGTCTTTCGACTCTGTGATCGTGCTCTCCCAAGAGCGCGGTCGAGCGAACAGACAGCTGGGGACCTTGGAGCACTGCTGGCGTCAAGCTAAGGCCGGCAATTCGCTACCTAAGCCCATCACGGCGCGGGTGGAGTTTGCGGCTTTTCGTCCGCCTGGCTCTGTGCTCCTGGCGAAGGACTCTCTTAACTTCCGCGGTAAGCTTCCGGTGCCCGAGGCCATCCTCCCAGCGCTTTCATGAGTTTCGCTAGAATCTGACGAAACTGGGAGACCACAATGGCTAGAGTCCCTAAGCCGCCCTCCGAACGGAAGTATACGCTTCAGCACATGTGGGAAAGGCATCACCAAATGGCGCGCCTGCTCCTCCTCGGCTACACGAATAAGGAGGTCGCAGAGGTCCTCGGATGCACGCCTCAGAATGTCTCCGATGTGCGGAACAGCCCAGTTTTCCAGGAGAAGATGGCTGTCCTTCGGGACGCGGCGGATGATGAGGCTGTCGATGTAATCGGACAGATGAAGAAAGACGCTGGGAAGAGTCTCCGTATCCTGGAGCAGATGCGGGATGGAGAGCTCACCCAAGATGCCAAGCTCCGCGCCCAGGTAGCTCAGGACCTTCTTGACAGAGCGGGCTACGGCAAGATTCAGAAGGTAGAAGGTCGCCACGCAGTTGCGTACTTGGACGCGGAAGCACTTGAGCGTATCAAAAACCTGGCCCACGGCAGGCGCGAAGCTGTCGAGGCTGAAGTAGTAGAGGAGACAGACTCATGAGGAAACTCATTGCCCTTTTCACTCTGATCGCACTCGTGGCTGTGGCTTGGGCGCAGACCAATCCGTTGCAGGATAAGGTCACGACCAATATGATCTACCGCCTCAACGCGGTGGGCACAGATAGTGTGCTGAACATTGCCACGGCGAGCACGGCCAGTGATACCTTCCACTGGTTCAGGCCGGCCAAGTGGACCACCATCGCTTTCGCAGCGAACGGCACGTTTAACACAGGGTCTGTGCTGGCTGAGATGTACTGCGGCACGAAGATAGGTCCAGACGTTGATGACTTCCTCCTGGCCCAGTGTGATACGCTGAGGGTCACGGAGGTGAGCCATGTGGTCTGGTCCCTTAATCTTCCGGCCTGTGATGTAGTGCTCCCTGTGTTTTCCAGCGCACCCACTGTGACGTCGGTGACTATTGACAGTGCCCGCGTCATCTTTAACTGGTAGGAGGCCAACATGAGACTTAAAGCATTTCTCCTCAGTGGGCTTCTGCTGGGCATCACTCTGGCGTGGATGTCCGAAGCGCCGGCCCAGTTCAACCAGCGAGGTGCCTGGAAGAACGATGCGGCAGTGACCTCGACCGCCGTGGACCTGAGCGGCATCAGGGACACTGTGATCCAGGTTATTCAGGACTCCAGTTGGGATGACATACCTGATACCATCGCAGCCGGGAAGATCATTACGGGAGAGCTTATTTATCCGCAAACGGACTGGGAGTATATCGTTAATGACTCCAGCGGTGTTAAGTGGTATCCCGACATGGAGGTGTATAACGGTATCCTTTATATCTCCGTAGTTACGTCCTCCGGTGGTGGAGCTATCTGGTCCTGGGATGGTATAACGCTTACGCAGGTCAAGACCTGGGCCAGCATGTGGGCTGAGGTGTTGTTCAACTACGGTGGGTATCTCTACGCAGGCATGGGTGATGTTAGCGAAGGTTACATCTACCGATGCACTGATCCCGCAGGCACATGGACTGAGGTTCACGCACCGTCGGTTGAGGATGCAATCAGGTGGATAGTTGCCTACGACGATAGTCTCTTTGCTGGTGCGAAGGATGCTGGCGGATCAGCTTATATTCTTTCCTCTAAAGATGGGTCAAGCTGGGCAGTGTCCTTCGACGCAGCGACGGAGCTTGGTGGCACCTGGAGGGACTCCTACAGCGGCATTGTGCATGAGGGGATTCTCGTCGCAGCCGTTACGAGCAACACCACCTGGAATGACAACTTCATCATTAATGATGGGACAGGTTGGTATGACCAAGGTGGACTTGGCCGCAGTGCCTTTAGTATGGTCAACTATAATGACCACCTTTACATAGGCACCGGCGAATCTGCTAATGAGGGTGATCTTGCTAGGTGGAATGACATCACCTTCGCGGGTATAGAAGCCTGGGTTGTCAACACCTCTGAGGAGCGTATTAAGAGCCTTTTTGAGTATAAGGGTATCCTCTACCTGGGCTTCGGCCCTTCCGCAACAGTCGGGAATAGCCAGATAGAAAGGCTATATCCTGATGAGCGTTACAGTAATACGGACGTTGGTCCTGAAATTACGCCGCCTATGTGTAGCGCGATGATAGAGTATAATGACTATCTCTACGTCACGCTTGGGCATTACAGTGCTAATAGCAATAACGTCCTTGCGCGCTGGCGTGATGAGCGTAATGCGGACTGGAACGCTCATAAGCCTACGTTTGGTAACTCCGCTCAGAACATCAATGCCCAGTGGACCTTCTGGGACTCCACGGTGTTTAAGGGTGGGATTCGCATAGATAACAGTATCAAGCTCGCTTGGTCCGATGCGCCGAGTGCTACGCCTCTCGTAGTGTTCTCGAACCCTTATACGCCTGGCTCCAACACCATTTATAACCTGGACCTGAACTTCACCGAAGCTGCGCCAGATGATAACACGAGCTGGTTCATCCATGCTGAGGATAACACAGCTCCCCGGTTTATCGTCTACAGTGACGGTGATGTAGTGAATGATGACAACTCCTACGGGGCTATCTCGGATGAGAGGCTCAAGGAGAATATCACCAAAGCAGAGGAAGTGCTCGGGAAGGTCAGGGCCCTCAGGGTGAAGCAGTTTACCAGGATCGGTGATGGTGGCCAGCATGATGTAGGCCTCATCGCTCAGGATCTCTTGGAGATCTTTCCTGAGTATGTGAAGGAGATTGAGTATACGCAGGGTGAGAAGGTCCTGACGATTGAGTATTCTAAGTTCGTGCCCATCCTCATCCAAGCGATACAGGAAACTAACCAGAGGATAGATAGGCTGGAGGAATTTCACTACCAGCGAGCTGAGGAGGAAGGCACGCTGGACGGGCTCATTAACTTCTTCAAGCAATAGGAGACCTCATGGACACTGCATTGAACATCCTAGGCATAGATCCTCTAAGCCTGGAACGCATAGCCTTGATCCTGGCTATGGCTGACATTATAGTCCAGAAGACGCCTTGGAAGGGTGACGATGATCTCCTTAAGATTGTCAAAGACGTGCTGGCACGGACTGTATTGCGGCGTAAAAGCTAGGAGCGAGGATCATGGGTGGGACCGAGGAGGTCGATATGCCTGATCTTCGTAATAGTAAACTCGGGATAGGCGTCGTCGTAGCGCTGATAGTAGCACTGCTCGGCGGCGCCTGGATCGTCTTCACCTACGCGATGGAGCGTAGATCAGAGGTGCAGGTAGAGATTAGATCCGTGGCGAAGGAAGAGATCCAACTCCACGAGAAGGGCTTGCACCCAGGCCATGTTTCGCGTGAGACCTTTGACGAGTTTCGGCAGAACTTAGCGGGGCGGGTAGATAGGATGCAGGAGGACTTAGAAACTGTTAAAAGGGAATCAGCGGAGATAAAGGCTGGGATACAGTATTTGATACGACAAGCTGAGGACGACTAATGAGAGCAGCCCGATATGACATAATTATAGAGCAGGGCGCTTCCTTCGAGGTCACGTTTAAGTGGACCAATAAGGCCGGGACAGCCGTTAATTTGACTGACCTGGACTTTGAGATGGACATTAGGCCCACGATAGATAGTAGTACTGTGATCCTCACTGGGTCGTATGAAGGAAGTACGAATACGCCCAGCGGAAATATAGTGTTCTCGGAAGGTGGCGCCCTGAGAACCTTTGGTCTTCAGATCTCAAGGGCCGTAACGGCTGCCCTGGACTTTACAACTGCGGTCTATGATGTAGAGATCTCGAATGTGCTTAACACGTTCAGGGTGCTTTATGGCAATGTGTTCCTGGCGAAGGAGGTGACGCGCTAATGGCTGATACGAAGATTACAGGACTAGCCGTTGACACCGCCATGAGCTCGGATGACCTGATGCATAAGGTCGATGATCCGAGCGGCTCGCCAGTCAACAAGAAGATCGCCTGGTCGAACCTTATTACTCAGATAGAGACTGACATAGGGAAGGCCACCCTGGTCAGTGACATTTCCGACAATACAGCGGACATAGCTACAAATGCTGCGGATATAGCTACCAACGTCGCAGACATTGCTACGAACGCAGCGGATATAGCGACGAACGCCGCTGACATTGTAACGTTGCAAGCGGCAGTAGCTAATCTGGACTATGGGCAGATTTACATTTACGCCAATGCCTCAGGCCAGTCAATGTCCTCAGGCGGGTATACTAAGATTACGCAGTTTACGGCGGATGGGAATAGCAGTGCGAACATCTCCGTAGACTATGCGAATGACAAGATCACTATTAATCGCACTGGGATCTACTGGTTCTTCTGGAACCTGAGCTTCGGCGGCACAGGTAATGTGATATGGCTAATAGCGCCTCACATCGGTGGGACGCTCGTGCAGGCGGCTGTTGGGCAGCGGACTATAGGAACTGGTGGAGATGTTGGGAACGCAGGCAACTACGGTATCTATGATGTGACGAGTCAGCCCGTTGACCTGGACCTAAGAGCCCAGCCTAATGGCGCGAGTAAGACCATTACAGCCGCTTATGGTAGTCTCTTCTGCGTAAGGTTAGCCCCGACCTAATGGCTACTGATAAGTTGTTGCTCGAGACAGGGGATTATGTTCTCCTTGAAACTGGAGACAAGATCCTCCTGGAGCAAGATGTGCAGGATGAGCCAGACGTTGGCCCTGATCTACTCGAGATCATAGGGACCACGGATGACGATACAGTTGTGATCGTCGGCTCCTCTTACGCGGCTGATGGGGATACAGTGGTGATTGAGACCTTAAGTGATGGGGACTTTGCCATAGCGTTTGCGGGGAATAGCAAGGACCGCAGGAGAATCATTGGATACTTAGAAACGGAACAAAGGAGATTACACAAACATGGCGGATAGTTTTTCAACACGCAGGGCGAAACTCCAGCGCGTCCTCATCATGGTTCAGGAACTCATCCGCTTGAACGACCAAGGAGAGTTGCTGGACACGCAGATGAAGAACCAGGGTCTGGCTCAGGCAGAGCGGGAGATCACGCTGGATGAGCTGTTCGACGGCGCAGGGCCGTGTCAGAAAACTGGGCCGGCAGACCTGGATGAGTGCACTGGCGATACAGTCACGGACAGGATCATTAACATTCTCAACACAGCCGTGACTGACGGTGTGAGTTGGGAGTCAATCGGAGCGTCGAGTTAATGCCACACTTCGGGGCGAGGTCGAAGACTGCGCTAGCAACATGCGACCCTAGGCTTGTCGAAATCGCTACCCTGACCATAAAGCGTTTCGACTTCTCGGTCCTGGAGGGTTATAGGCCATTGGAGATGCAGAAGATTGCCTACGAGAGTGGGGCAAGTTCTGTTAAAGAGGGCAAGCATAATGTGTTGCCAAGCCTGGCCTTTGACCTCGCACCTTATCCGATTGACTGGCATAATGTCCCTCGATTCTGCATCCTGGCAGGGTATATCTTTGAGGCATCTTACGAGGTCGGTGTGACCTTACGCTGGGGAGGCTTCTGGACGTATCCCTTTGATCCAGGGCACTTCGAGATTACTGACTTACCTGGGCCTGGCCCAAGGAGATAGAGATGCCTGTTCATAAGCGGAACGGTAAGTGGTACTGGGGCTCGAAAGGTCCGTTTGATACTAAGAAGAAGGCAGAGGAAGTAGGTCAGGCAGCCTACGCAAGTGGTTATAAGGGAAATCGAACTATCCGAAAGAGCACACGGAAGGGGAACAAGAGTTGATACGTGAAGAGGATGCTGGGCCAATTCTTGATGCCTTAGGTCTGGGCAACATGGATGAGCTCTTCCAGATGATGGCGGAGTGTCACAACGATACCGCCTTCTTCTCGAAGACTTTCTTCCCTGAGGTCTTCTTTAGGCCTTGGTCCAGCCTGCATAAGGATCTGTGCAGGATCCTGGACGATGATAGTCTTCAGAAGGTGGCCATAGCTGCACCGCGTGGCTTCGGCAAGACCAGCCTCTTTAACTTGTCTTTCCCGGCCAAGCGGATATTGTTCAGGGACAGTAAGCACATCATTCCGGTCAGTGCCACTGCAGACGCAGCAATAGAGCAGGCGGACGACCTGAAGGATGAACTGGTCACTAACGACCTTATCAGGGTTCTTTTTGGAAAACTCCAGCCCGAGGATAGAAAGGATCCTTTCGGGATGAAGGAGTGGGTCACGAGCACTGGCTGTAAGGTCAGGCCGCGTGGCGCTGGGCAGCAGATACGTGGAAGGAAGTATAGGTCCCAACGTCCTGATCTCTTCGTTATCGACGACTTGGAGGACGACGAGAGCGTGGAGAGTGAGGAGCAGAGGGAGAAGTTGTGGAAGTGGTTTAACAGTGCGGTTATTAACTCAGTTGATCGCGGCAGTAACACTTGGCGTATAATTGTCATAGGAACCATTTTGCATGAGCAGAGTTTGCTTAACCGCTTACTGCGTGATAAGTCTTGGCACTCAGTGCGCTACGAAATCTGCGATGACAATTATCACAGCAACTGGCCAGACTTCATGAGTGATGAGCAGGTCAGGGCGCTGGCTGATGAGTTTAGGCAGAACGGTGACCTTGGGCTGTTTTACATGGAGTATAGGAACATTCCCATCGCGCTGGAAGAGCAGGGCTTTAAGGAAGAATACTTCCAATCTTATGAGGAGAGTCCAGAGTTTTGGAAAGAGCAGGGCGCAAAGCCTTTTGACCTGGAAACTGTGGTGCTTTCGGACCCTGCTCGAACCATGAGGGAAGGGAGTGCGGAGACTGCACTGGCTGCTGTAACTGTAAATCGCCGCAATAATAAACTATATATCAGGGAGATCGTTACCGGTAAGTTCGATCCGCACTCCCACCTTCAAGAGATGTTCGACATGGCTGAGCGGTGGAACGCAATGGTCCTTGCGCCAGAAGTCACCGGCTTGCATGAGTATCTGATGTGGCCTATCAGGGATGAGATGATCCGTCGAGGGAAGCACTATCACATCGTCGAGGTGAAGCCCCGCGAAGGTAAGCGTGGGCCTCGGCGAAGCGGTGGAATGATTCCACTTTATCGCAACAAGTTGGTGTTCCACAACTCCGCAACGTGCGGTGGCTTAGAGAAGAACCTCATGATGTGGCCCAAGCCAGAGCAGTGGGATGCGATTGATGCGGTTAGTGGCATCATCTTCGCTATGGAGGAAGGCGAAAGGTTCCTCGGCCCGATAGATAACGAAGAGGATCCAGCCGCCATTGAAGCGGAATACGATGAACTGGACTATGATGAGGATGAGCGGACTGAACTCATCGGGACATTCATCTAAGTTTTGACAGATTCTGACAAAACTACGGGGAATACATAAATGCCTATCACGCTATTACCACGAGCCCACGACAGCGGTGGTTTTCCTAGGGCCAGGGGCCAGGAGAAGTTCCGGAAAGCGAGCTTCAAGTACGACTACCCGCGTGGGGTCAAACTACGGCCAGGCGATCCAGCACATGATCTTATCAGGGATGAGGTCATGGCTCGGGCGCAGTTGGCTAGGGACGAGATGTCGAGGCGCTATCCGGCCTGGGAAAAGCTGGATGAGCAGCTTACATCTTATATTCCTCTGTCGGAATACGACAAGGATTTCAAAGGAGATTCCCTGCAGAACGACGACCCTAATAAGCCGATCTCCATAGTAGTGCCGGTGAGCCAGGCCGTGCTGGACACCATGCTCTCTTACCTTGTCACGGCTTTCCTCGATGAGCCGGTGTTGAAGTTTGAAGGCACTGGACCAGAGGACAAGCTCGGTGCTGCGGTAATGGAGCACGTGATAATGGTCAACAGTCGAAAGGCTAAACTCGGCCTAGGGTTGCATACGCTGTTCAGGGATGGTATGGTTTACGGAGTGGCTGCGGCACAACCTGTCTGGACCACGCGCACAGCGCATAGGCAGGTAGCCAGAGCTGATGGATTCTTCTCCCAGCTGGCTGGTTTCTTCAAGACTGGGAGTGATCGTGAACGGCAGGAGTATGTGAAGTTTGAAGGGAACGTCCTGCATAATATAGATCCTTACAGCATGTTCCCTGACGTTAGTGTCAGCCCTCATGATCTCCAGCGTGGAGAGTATTTCGGCTTCATCAGGCGTGAGAATACGATGGAGCTCCTGGGCCGTGAGCGCCTGGACAGTCAGTTCTTCAACGGGAAGTATGTGCAGCTCCTCGAGGATGGTCGGTCGCACCTGGGAGGAGACAATAGCAAGAGGGACAAGGATGGCGTCTGGACTGACGGCAACGAAGGTCCTTATCGCAATCGTGCTGATACGATCTACATGGCTGTGAATATCATCCCAGCTGAGTGGAAGATCGGGAACAGGGAGTATCCTGAGTGGTGGTTCTTCGGAGTGACGGCTGACTCTGTAGTCATCACGGCGCAGCCTCTGGACTACGACCACGGTATGTTGCCCTTTTTGTCCTTTGCACCGACTTTCGACGGATACTCAGCGAGTCCGATTAGTTCGCTGGAAAACGTCTACGGGATGCAGCACCTGGTTAACTTTCTCTACAACATCATGATAGCTAACCAGCGTAAGTCTGTGAATAATATGTTTGTAGTTGATCCCGAGATGGTTAACCTGAATGACCTCAGGAACCCAGGCCCTGGGAAGCACATCCGTCTACGGAAGAGGGCATGGGGTAGAGGTGTTCAGAACGCGATTGAGCAGCTGCGGGTAGACGACCTTACGAGGGGGAACATCCAAGATGCCGCCTTCCTACAGCAGCTCATACAAAATTTCTCTGGCGCTACGGACGGCCTTCAAGGTGTTCAGCGTCGGACGAGTGAGCGTGTCAGCGCTACGGAGTTCCGTGACACTCGGATGGCAGCCCTCAACCGGATCGAGCGGATAGCGCGCCTCGCTGGTATTATGTTCTTCCAGGATATGGGCGAGCAATACGCCTCTAACACCCAGCAGTTCATGACTGAGGAAACATGGGTGGCTCTTAAGGGCAGGCACGAAGAGGATCTCAGGCGTATCCTGGGCGTTGAGGATCCTAGCATTGCAGAAGTCATGGCGAGTCCAGAGGACCTTCTGGTGCGCTATGATGTCCTGGTAAACGACGGTTCACTGCCTAACAGCGGTGATCCGCAGCTCTGGTCACAGATGTTTATTAACATCAGCCAGAACGAAGCCCTCCTCCAGGAGTTCGACGTAGTGCGGATATTTGAACACTGGGCTAAACTCGCCGGAGCTAAGAACACGCAAGACTTTCGGCGGAGGCAGCTCAACGCGCAGGTCATCTCCGACGAGGAAGCACTCAGGGAACGTGAGCGAGGAAACCTCGTTCCCTTACCACAAGGAGAAACTGGTGGACGAGAAGCCGAAAACATCGGAGGAATTACTGGATGAAGTCGAAGAGCAGTATCTGAGTGAACAGGCTCAGGCTGCCTACGAGTTCGGACCACCTCAGGATGAACGGAAGGAGCCGGAGATACACTCCAGCCCTCAGGATCTGCGCGATATGGCTAAGACCACTGCTTGGCAAGACATCAAGCGGAGGTTGCTTTACAGCCTAATGTCCCGCAGAGACATCCTGGAAACGAATGGCGATGAGCAGCACTACGATCCGATGAACTACATCGCCTTCATCGCCAACACGCAAGGTGAGCTTTTTCAAATTCGCACTATGCTCGAAATGCCCGAGCGCCTGGCTCGGCAGAAACAGATGGAGATAGAAGATGCCGAACGAACAAGGGAATACGAACGCAGAACAGCCGAGGGACAGAACCGTAGATGAGCAGATCCAGGCTATGCTTGGGACTGCCGAACCTCCTAAGGAGGCTGAAGATGCCGAAGATGACGTGCGGCCAGAAGCCGAATCAGGTGCCGAAGGGAGCGAGGAACTCGACTCCGATGGGGCACAAGACGAGGAGGAATCCGAAGAAGAAACCTCCGACGAAGAAGCAGACGACGTAGACGAGGAGGAAGAAGAGGGAGAAGAAGCGGACGAAGGCGAAGAGGAAGAGGAAGATGCTGGGGAAGAGGAAGAAGAGGAAGAGGAGGAGGAGGAAGAGGATGACGCTGACGGCACGGAACTTGATCGCCTCCGTCGGGAGAATGAAGCGCTAAAGCGGACCATTGATAAGCAGTCCGATACCAGTCCGCCTAGGCAAGAAGACTTAGATCCGGAGCCACAAGCTTTGGATATAAAGGAAGTCCAGCTCGTCGACGATGCTTCTTACGACGCCGCGCTGGAGAGTAAGGATGCACTGAATAAACTGCTTAATGCAGTTAGGAAAGATGCGATTGAGTTTACATATGAGGCTGTGCTCAAACGCATCCCTCAAGTAGTGCAGCGTCAGGTATCGCACGAGTCCGCCCAGCAGAAGATGGTCGATGACTTCTTCCGCGCAAATGAGGACTTGCTGCCTGTGAGACGATATGTGGCCTTGGAGTTCCAACAGCTCATGGCTAAGAATCCGGACATGAGCTATCCTGACCTTCTTAGCGAGACTGCCACGATAGTCCGTAAGAGCCTGGGTATGACTCAGCGCCAAGGACGTAAAGGCAAGCCTAAGAGCAAGTCGAGGAGAAAAGGGCCGTCTATACCTGATGGGAGTAGGAGTCGCACACAGCCTCGTAAACCGGGTGGCATAGCTGCTGAGATCGCTGCAATGGCGAGCGCAGGCCGCTAAGTCACACAGGAGATACTAATGGCATCGAGCACTAGACTGAGGGCAGAGGGGATTAGGTCTACTGTTGATAGGCTGATCTTCACTGACTTCTGTCACTTCCTGTCCGCTGGATCGGATAACTCCTATAACTTTGATATAGGAGATGGCAGTCTGGTCTGTGAGTCCGACGTGACTATCAATGGGAGTCTCACAGTCACCTCGCCGGGTATCCTGAAGGAGCTGGGCATTGCGAGTGATAAGAATGTCTATCAGGCTGTTCGTATTAACGATACTGGCCTACCGGACCTTATCCCGTTTCGCGTAGCTGCAGATGGAAACATCTACAATATGTACTCGGTGTATTATCAGGCTGAGGCTGGACCGTCAGATGAGTTGGTTATTTATCTCACTGATGGCGCTGGTCAGCGATGTGAGAATCCGATCACAGTAGGGCCTGGAGCGATAGCGGCTGGTGAGGTTGACTCTACAACTCTCGTTGGTGGGCCTACTAACCCTATCGAAGAGCAGCTCAGACGAGTGTCTCGTGGTGATGTTAGGTGGCTGGAAACGGTGCCGCTGGGAACTACCGTCGGCAACGATTGCACAGTCATTATTGAGATCCTTCCCGCAGCCGAGTCGTAAGGAGAAATAGTCATGGCAATAGAGGGTGAACTCGCTCGTGCGGGGATTGTAACGCTGGATACTAAGACCGCGTTCACGAAGGACGTGGAGTTCTCGGACGATGTGCTTATCAATGGCACTCTATACGTCTCGAAGGACGCCGTGTTCGATGGGGACCTTATCGTGGGTGGCAGTATATCAGGGACGTTCAGCTCAACCTATGTCCTCGAGGAGGAGATAGATGCACTGAACGCAGCGACAGGCTGCTACGTCGTGGTCCCAAGTGATGGTGCCGGTTATGTAAGCCGCGTTAGGACAGTGCTACTCAGCGCGTTGGGGACGAGTGATGCAGTGCTCTCAACCAACGTTGACGGTGGAACTGACATAGGCGGGTCCTATGACATCACCATAGCATACTCGGGTAGCGCGGCTGGAGACATTGACGACAGCGGGGCTATCCCCTCGTCCGAGCCAAACAACGCTGTTGCGGCGGCTGAGTATATCAGGGTCTATCCCAGCACACCGGGAGGCTCTGCTGCAAGCTGTCGCGTTCAAATCGAAATCACACGCACTGCGTAAGTGCATAGAGGAGTTTAGAAATGACTCAAGTCACGAACAAAGATTTTGCGGAGGTCGGTCAGAATCCCCGCAGAAGCCAGACGGTATTCCTCACGAATGAGGACTATCAGATCACTTTGCAGGATCGGGCCATCAGGATCAGTGTTAGTGGCTCTGATACCTGGACCCTTACCCTTCCGCCGGTCGGAAAGGCAGCGGGACTCATCTTCACTATCAGCGTTACTGTTGCAGACACTGCGCAGGTTGCTGTGGCGGACTACAACGATGATAGTGATGTCTGGACCGACCTGGATATGGATGCAGACAATGATCGTGTCTGCCTCTACAGCGACGGGATTCAGTGGTGGCAGCTCCAGAACGCCATCGCCTAACCCTTTAACCGGAGGACACTATGCCTTCTCTTAAACCTTTTGCATCGCAAGGGCTAGTGGCTGGCTTGACTCCTGCTGATTCGCTTACAGCAGTTCAGCAAGGCAAGCTGGTAGTTCCTCCTTTTTCTGGACCGATGCAAGGGCTTCCTACGTGGATGGACCCGATGGCCTTCTCATACTGGCGTGATGACTTCTATCGCTACGAGGTGAGTGGGACAGACGTAGGAGGTTGGAAGAAAACTGACATCGGTAACGGATTGAGTGCTGGACCCGTTATCAGCGCGAATTACTCCCTCAACGGGGAGTTGAACTTCGCTACGGATGACACGGCCCAGGGCGATGGAGCTATCTGGCAGCTTGATGTCGATGGCGTTTGTAACCTAGCGTCTTCGCGGCCCTACTGGGTGACTATGCGTGTTCACTTGGTGAGTCTCTCCAACTTCCATGTTCGCTGTGGACTTGGGGCGACTACCACCAATCCCTTCAGTGCCGACCCGAACGGAGTTTTCTTCGTCATCGGTGAGAGCACCAACGGGGCTGTAGGCACGATAGTCAAGAACAACAGTGGGACTACGGAGACTGCAGCTACAGGGTCCACGCTAACCGCCGGGCAGTGGCACGAATTGGCGTTCCACTATGACGGTAGCGGTAATGTCTTTATGTATCTGGACCGGACGCTGATCGACACAGTCACTACCACCATCCCGACAGGTATAGGCATCGAGCCATTCTTCGCAGGCATTACACGCGGAGCAACAGGCACCCTGATCCTGTCAATCGACTTTTTCCAGGTCGTGTCGCTACGGCCTGCCAACGCTTAGGAGTAAGTTAAAATGGCTGATTCGTATTTCGTAGGCCTTAGAGCTACGGGTGATCTGACCTCTAACGAGAGGGCTGAGAGTTGGCGCGCTGGTATCCTGCGCCTGTTCCCCAATGGAATGGCTCCGTTGACGGCTCTCACCGCGCTTATGCGTAGTGAGAAAGTCAGCGATCCCCACTTCCACTGGTGGACCAAAACGCTGACCACGCAGCGTGCTGCCGTGACTGGTATTTACGACGACGCACTGCTGTCCACCGCAGTCGACGACGCAAGTGTCAGTGGTGATACCCGCTACGTCAAGATGGCGGAAGCGGATTCGAAGCTGTTTCGTCAGGGCCATCAGGTCCTGCTGAGGGACGCCAGCAACTACAACGTCGATGTGGTTGCGAAGGTGGATGCGGTGGTCCAGAATGGAGCTAGCTCCTACCTGACCGTCACCCTCCTGGAGAACGATGACAACGATGCTACCAACGGTCTGAGTGACGTTGATACCATCCTCATCATCGGTAACATGAACCCTATGGGCGGAACTCGGCCAGAGGCCATCGCCCAGACTCCGACGGAGTTCAGCAACTACACGCAGATCTTCCGCAATAGCCTGGATCTGTCCCGAACTCTGATGGAGACCAAGCTCCGCACCGAGGATGCTTACCAGGAAGCCAAGCGCGATGCGCTGGAGCAGCACTCCATCGAGATGGAGAAGGCCTTCCTGTGGGGCATCCAGTCGACGGGCAACGGAGCCAATGGGAAACCGGAGTACTCGACTCGTGGTCTGCTCAGCTACATCAAAGAGTATGGCACGGTTCAGGACTTCGTGACCGACCCGGCTACTGCCTACGACGGAACCACCTGGCTGGCTTCCGGTGTGCAGTGGCTGAATGAGCACTTCGAGGAGATCTTCCGCTACGGTGGGACTGAGCGTCTGGCCCTGTGCGGAAGCGGTGCGCTCCTGGGGATTCAGAATCTCGTCCTGAACACTGGTGCTTACAACATCGCTGTTCGGGAAGCGGCCTTTGGTATTCAGGTCGTCGAGTGGACTACGCCCTTCGGCATGGTCACTCTGAAGACTCACCCGCTGTTCTCCTACGAAACCACCAATAGGAACAGCATGGTGATCCTGGACCCGACTAACCTCAGGTTCAAGTATGTCACGGACACCATGTTCAAACCTGACAAGCTGTGGGATCAGGGCGGTGCGACTGGTGTTGACGGGAAGCAGGAAGAGTGGCTCACCGAGGGTGGCCTCGAAGTCCACTTCCCCGAAACGATGGGTTATCTCAACGGCATTGGCCAGGACAACCCGTAACAGATAGCTAGTCTAGCTGGAGGGCCTGGGCTAGCAGGGAGGGAGGACTTGCCTCGCGGTTCTCCCTCCCACTTTAAAAGGAGCCACGCTATGCCAGGGATAGAAGATGTGCTGGAGTTAAGAGATCATGGCCACACTATCATTGTGGCTATGAGGCACATTGAGTGCATTGAGGTATCAGACAATGATGAGCGGTGCTTTACTGTCTACCTCTGTGGTGCGTCCAGAGGCTTTCAAGTGTGTCGAGGACAGTTGGAAGAGGTAATCGAGGCGTATAACAAATACTATGGAGTGCCCTAATGGCTGATGATCTACTGGAAATAAGGCAGCAATTTATCACGCTGAGTGGGCGTTGGGACCTAGCCACGACCAGCGTTGTGTCCTTCGATACGGACAACGGCGCGGACTGGTTCATCAATGCAGGCTCCCGCTGGTTGGACTTGCACCAGGAACATCTGGCGTCTACCCAGGAGCATCAGCTCGCTATGACTGCCGATCAGTGGCAGATAGATATGCAGCTGCTCCGTGTGCCCAGGGCTGTTTACTTTCTGGACTCAGATAGTGAACAGAACGAGCTGATTAAACGCCCGATGGACTGGATCTTCCAGAACTATCCGAAGTTGGGAAGCACTACCAGCGGGACGCCGAAGTACTGGTCGAGCTACGTGGCGCATAGGTCTCCTCAGCAGAAAGCCAGTGGGCTGAACAGTAATCTCAAGCGGGTCATCATCATGCCGCCCACTGACTCGGCTATCACGGCGAGTGTCTTCGGACGCTTTCATCAAGCAAAGCTGGAGAACAACACCGATGATAACTTCTGGGTCACTGAGTATCCAGACGTGCTTGTCCTCGCGAGTCTGCTTTCACTCGAGGGGTTCTATCGGAATACTCAGGGTGTGCAGGACTACAGGGCAATGATCGAGGACATTCTCACCGGCATCGACAGAGATACTGCTGATGCTGAAGCCGAGGAGTCCTCCCAGATGGAGGGCTAGTCCCATGATGAAGAGGCCATATAGAAGTGAAAAAGCCAGAAAACAAAACGAGCAAAAAGCGCGAGCAAGAAAAGCAATGTTCGCTGACAGAGCTCGAGCAGCTCGGGCTCGACGTGAACAAGCCGAGGAGAGCCGCCCCATTGAGCCTCCAAGGTTCCCGAAGGAAGAAATTGAAGAGGAGTTAGCTAATGAAGGAGTATGACCTGCCGGTCGAGGAGGCCTACCAGCGTGGACTCAATCCGACTAACCGGATGGGTCGAGGCTACGGGCGTGGCTTCCTGGCAGAGTCTACAGGACTAAAGCCGCTCGCCGTGGGCCTTCGTCCGACTAACGACCTGCAGGAGCCATTCTCCGCTTCACAATATGACACGTGGCCCTTTCCCCAGTTGGCCATAGAACAGAGTCAGGTGCTGTTGCTCGGGGAGACTACGATCAACGCAGTAGACGACAGCGCCGATCCCTGGACCGTTGGAAGCGCCCTCACGTTTGTCAGCTTCGACGATCCAGCTACCGCTGCCACTCTAACGGGAGGCGGACCTTGGCATTTCACCGAGGGGTTGAATGGCGGCATATACACGAATGGAGTGGACTTACTTGTTCGTGACAATAGCGAGGCGATGTTTGGGCAGACGAGGAGAAACCGCGTTAGCTCCGTCGCCGTTAACTCGGTAACAGCACACAAAGGACGGATAATCTATGGTGGCTTCTCGCCTACGGATCTTTGGTCTAGTGAGTGGTCAGCCCACTTCGAGAAATGGCTCACGCAAGCGCCCATCCAAATTGACTATAGCAGTCAAGAAGAAGTGGGAAGTCAGTTCGTTTTCTGGAGCTCGATCGGAGGAGGTGATGCCCTTTGGCCCTTCGACCCACCCGACGACGACAGGTGGCTCGACATCTTCGAGAGGAATGAAGCAGGTTTCGCCCCGATGCCATGGAAGGGGAGTGTTTACAGAGTTCTACCGCTTGGCGATGGAGTCGTAGTCTATGGAGATCGAGGGATTGCGTTCCTTAGGCCCATTACCAGCCCTGTTAACTCCTTCGGCATTATCCCTATCGCAAGGTTCGGGATTGCCTCACGTAGTGCCGCCGGGGGTAGTAGGGATGCTCACGCCTTCATTGACGCAACAGGAGAAGTCTGGACTCTCTCCGGAGGTCTTGAACTACAAAGGCGTGGCTATCGTGAGTATCTCAGCGCTGGTATCGGGGAAGAGTTTGTTGTCTCCTACGATAGCCTCGAGAATGAGTTTCATCTCGCTGGCTACACCGGGAGTGCGGAGTTCGACTACGTGCTTACGGACCAAGGGCTTGGAAAGAGTTACCAGGTCCCTACGGAAATTGTTCCTTACCATGATGACTCTTTCGCGGTCACTACTACAACGAGTGACACGTATTATATAGCTAACACAGAGGTCCTGGACTTTCGAGTCCGTGACCTCAAGACGATAACCACAGTGGAAGTTGGTGCGGAGGCTACTGCGAGTAAGGACATCGAGGTGGCAGTGGATTACCGATACGAGAAGGACGATTCGTGGAGCCGCTCTCCTTGGGTGCTGGTTAACCCACAGGGCTTCGCTCGTATCCAGATGACTGCAGTGGAGTTTCGAGTCGTCGTCCGCTCCATCATATCTGGTAACTCAGGTTTCCAACTGGACTATGTTAATGTGAAGTGGCAGGCCGTTGGACGCCGAACTGTGCGAGGCTTAACAAGTGCTGCTGAAGCTGTTTCCTGACCAAATCACACGCTACTGGGAGGACATCAAGGCAGCGGTGCAGGCAGCTGTGCCGCCCTTGGCTCAGTCCGAACAGGCGAATATGACGCAGTTCCTCGAGAATCTCCTGATGGGGAGGTTACACGTCTGGGTTCTGGTGGAGCAAAAAGGTGAGGGCCCAGAGGCCACTTATGATACAAAGGCCTTCGTAATCACAACCATCTGGAAGGACATAGGGACTGGCGCAAGGAACTTATTGATCTACGCACTCTATGGCTACAGCCTTATTTCGGAGGAACTTTGGCGAGATGGCCTGGCGTGTTTGAGGAAGTTCGCCCGAGCAGAAAACTGCCACCAGATCGTAGCGTATACACGAGTGCCTAGGATCGTGGAAGTGGTTAGACTACTCGGAGGGGACACGGATACACGCCTTATCACACTGGAGGTTTAAGATGAGTGGAGGCGGAGCAAGCCACGGTGGTGCAGCCACTGATATGGTGGAACACCTGAAGCACTCCCATAGCCTCATATTGCTCGGTAAGGATGCAGAGTCGACGCCGGCTAACTGGGAGGCAACGACTAACCTGTCCACCGACAATGACTATGCGGATAATCCGTCTGTCCTCCGGTATATTCTGGAGAAGGGGATTACGGATGCAGGTGGGAATCCGTTTGACGGTGTGAGTTCCTATGATCCAGAGGAGGATCTCACTGTCATGCAAACGGAGCTGGATGACTTCATCACTAGCGTAGGGAATCTTGACCCTGACGGTGATGTAGTCGGCTGGCTTGGACAGGCAGATAGCAGCGCTGCAGGTGATCTGGATACACTGGATGTGGACAGTGCCATCTCGAGTATCATCTCCCAGGCCCGGCTTAATGCGAGTCAGGTTGTCGCTGACGCAATCGCGGCGGCAGGGACTGTGAGCTATGAACAGGTTATTGAGCGGGCTCGGACAGGCTTTGAGATTCGTGCTAAGCGGGATCACCTGGCTGGCGTGGCGCAGTTCACTGGACCTATGGCCGACGCGACGGCAGTAAATACCAGTGCCTTTATCATAGGCATGGCGCAGCTGCAGCGTGGATACGACGACAGGCTGGCCATCTGGGAAAGTGAGTTTGTTGTCCCGCTGAATCGTGAGGGTGTGTCAGCCTTCATTGAAGCCTTCCGGTCAGTGGCCCAAGCGCACTTGGCTACTAAGGCCCAGGTGCACTTGCAGGAAGAGCAGCTGAAGAACCAGTATATTCTGGAAGCCACTAGGCTCATGACGGATCAGAACAGGATGCGCGTGGCCTCGGAAGGGCAGCTCGTAGAGTATCAGAGGCAGGTCTCCAGTGCTAACATCGTTGCCTATAATGACCAGTATCAGCAGGATCTGGACATTGATGTGAAGGGACAGAACTGGGACCTGGAGCTATTCCAACAGGGTGCTAATGTCATGAGCGCTATAAGTGGCTCTGTCGTGCCTACTGCGGCTAAGCCTAGCAGGGCGTCGAGCACGATGAGTGGTGCCCTCGGTGGTGCGGCTACTGGAGCCCTCATCGGATCGAAAGTTGGTGGAGGCTGGGGCGCGCTTATAGGCGGAGGTATTGGCCTCATTGGTGGAGGCGCTGCGGGATATTTTGAATAGTTTTGACAGAATCTGACAAAACTTAGGAGAGCAACCATGACTATGTTGTCGAATATAATAAGTGGGACTGGCCTGCCCTCAGAAGCAGGTCTTCCTACTGTCCCGCGAGGCCCAGGGAATAATCTTCCTGGGTCGAGGACTACTACCAGCACAACGGCACCAGCCGCTCTAGGTCGTGGTAGCCAGCGGGATTTAACTATCGCTAGTCTCCTGGGTCAGGTCGCTCAAGCCATTCAGCCGGAAGGTATTGGTGCGCGCCTGGGTGCTGTGGCTGTAGAGGGTGCAAGGGACACGCGCATCCGCAATGCCCTTGCGCGAAGTCTGGCCGGGGAGGAGCTCACGCCTGAGGATCTGACTGGCCTCGGAGCGGAGGACGTAGAACAGATTGAGAGCTTGACAGAGCGTGCTCAGCGGCGTCGGTTTGAGCGAGAGAAGAGACTGGAGGAATCACAGGGCGCGGAGCTCGAACGGCGTGCTAAGGCCCTGGCTAACATTCGGGAAGGTGCAGAGGCTGGCCTGTCGGATGAGGTGCTGGCTGGCATGGCTCGGGAAGCTGGTATCGAGCCTGGCAGTGCAGATTTCAAGGGTGCTACTGAGCGCCAGAAGGAGTTACTCGCGGCGCAGGGCACACAGACTATTGAGCAGATTAAACAGCGTGGCGTGGAGGATATAGAACTCGAGAACCAGAAGCATCAGAACAGGATGTTGGAGATTGATAAGGAGATCGGTGGCCGCCTGAAGGCTATCGAAGCCCAGGTCGGGAAAGACGTTGAGCAGCTGGCTAAGTATAACGCTGCCCTTCGCACCGTGTCCTCCTTCAAGACCGAAATCTCTACGCCAGAAGAACTAGCTATTGTTTTTGAGGATGCACTGCGCGCTAACGGCCTTGGCGAGATGGCTGACCAGATGCAGGGTGAGACCTGGCTCAAGTGGGCGGCTGGAATCAACGTGCCTCGGGCCGGTGGCGCAGGTGTGCAGGAAGGAACCAAGGGTGTTAGTCAGGCTCAGCTCGATACCATGTATGGGCCTAAGAAGGCTGGCAACCCTTACAATCCCAATGATCCAGTGGAGCTCCTGGGCTACGCCATGTTTCAGCAGGGCAATGACATCAGCGAGATAGCGCCGATCCTCATGCCTCTGCTAGCTCGCCGTAGTAACCAGCCGACTCCTACTGTGTCTGAAACCACTCGTTCACGATAAGGAGAACACTATGCCACTCCTCGTCGACCCCTGGGAAAGGATCCTTCAAGAGCCTGGATTCCAAGCACTGAGCCATGAAGATAAGAGCAGGGTCGCCTCGAACTTCTTCGACGGGCACATTGCTAAAGAGAAAGGTTTCCAGGCCCTTAGACCTGACCAACAAGAGAGGGTGAAGAGTAACTTCCTCTCCTCTCTTGGGCCGCAGCCAGAGGATCCTAATGATGAGATCGGAGCTATTGAGAACTTTTTCAAGTCCGCTTATAACTCCGGTGTGCAGACCGTTTCGGACTACTACTCCCTCGTGGGAGAGTTCGAGGAAGCCCAAAGATTCGCGCAGGAGCATCAATACGAAACTGTCGGAGGAGCCAGTGAGTTCGCCGGTGGTGTCGTCGGAAGTATTGTTCCGAGCGCTGTTGCATTACTTGGTGGCCCTTATACAGCTTGGGCTGTGGTCGCGCACTACGGGTTGCAAAGCAGCGGATCTGCCCGTAAGCGGATACACGAATACCGGCAAGCTCATCCCGAGGAAGCCGCTGACCCGTTTAATGAGTTCGTCCAGACGGTTGGATCTGGAGCTGTAGGTGCTGGCCTCGGGTGGACTAAGATCAATAAGATCCTAGCTCCGGCCCTTAAGAACGTTACACCGGGAGTGTTGAGGAAGATCGGATTTGACTTTCTCGGTGGTAAGCTGGGCCAGGGTGCCCGTAGCATGGCGCAGTTGATGCTCGGTGAAGGTGCGGAGGAAGGCACGCAGGAACTCCTGGCCAACGCGCTGCATAAGTACTTCACCGATTCAGAGCAGGCCCTGACGGAAGGCGTCGGGATGGCGGCTCTTGGAGGTGCCCTTGGTGGTGGCCTGCTAACCACGCTCAAGCTCGCCCCGAAGTATCGGCGTGGGCTACGTGAGGACCGCATGATCTTCGAGCGGGCTAGAGAGGAGACAGATAAGCTCGCTCATGGGGAGGTTACGAATAAGGTCATAGACTCCTTCGAGGCACGATGGAGAGCCACTGGAGATCCCTCTGTTCTTGAGGACCTCCAAAGGCATATGAGGCAGGTCAAGTTCTACAACGTGATGTTCGGAGAGAATCCTGAGAACATGCCTGATTTACAGGCTGACCAGGAAGTTCTTCTACTACCGCAGATAACTGCCACGGCGGAAGAGCAGATTAGGGAGCAGATCCAGCCTCAGCCGATCCCTCTCCTGGCGGAGGCTAAGAGCACCACTTATCTGTTGCCTGCTCCTACAGTCGAGATCGGTGGAGAGCAAGAGGTTGAGGAAGTTCGTGGACCTGATGGGCAGCCCCGCACAGTGGTTCGTGCCGAGGCAAGTGGTCCCACGGTTGAGCTTCCGACCTCCCGAATCATTCTCTCTGAGGGTGGCCCTGCTGCACAATGGGAGTCCAATGAGTCTATTGAGTTGGCTCTCGATGCTGCTAACGCGGCGGCTGCTAGGTTGGAAGCACAGTTTGCCCAAGGTCGTGAGCCGAAGAAAACTATGGCGGCTTACGACGAGGCAATGGCGGAGCTGCATACGCAGTGGACTATGGTGAACCCTGGGGATGTGACTGGTGATGGTTTGCTCTTCTACCTGAACCAGAGATCCCGAGGCAGGAACATCAGACCCAGGCGGTATAGCTCAGCCGAGGAGAGGGCCAGGAGAGCGGAGACTCGACAGGAGATTCGGACGCTGCGTGAGGAGGTTCAAGCCCTGGAGAAAACTGTTCTCCGTCCGAACCAGCGGAGGAAGCGCAGAGGCGGAGCTATTGGGAAAGAGACCTTAGGGGCCATGACTCCCACGGAGCTTGCTCGGTATGAGAAGTATCTGCAGGGCCTGGAGCAGCGTCGTGAGCGTGATCGTCGGCAGCGTGAGAGGCAGGCTACAGTCACGGAACAGACTGGGGAAACTCGTCCGCGGCCTCGGCGTGTAGCGCCTGGGGTTAGTGGCGCAGATATAGCAGCAGCGGAAGCGGAAGGTATTACGCCTACTGAAGCTCGGGACCGTAGGCTTAACCTGAACCGGGATATTATAGAGGCAAATAAAGCGGAGCATGAAGCTGGCGGTCTGCCCTTTACAGTGGAACAGTCCTATGGACAGAATCCCGCTGAGCTGCAGGCCATAGCTGATGCTCTTGGGAAGGACATTAGTGAGCTCAAGATGTCTGACCTTGACACTCGGCGCACGTTTATTCCTGAGGATCTGAACGAAACGCCTGAGGGTTACGATCAGAATGAGGAGGACGCGTTCCAGTACTCCACGCGCTATGGAGGCCTGGAGTCCTTCGGCTATAGTGTTGACGGTGTGAGCTTCATGTCTCCCGCTGAGATTCAGAGCCGGGAGCCTTCGATCCTCCAGCGCCATAGGCTCACGAACATCCTGGTCAAGAATGGCTTCTTCTCGACAGTGCACTGGACTGGTGGGCAGATCACTGGACCTGATGGCAGGAAGAAGAACGCAGTTGTGAATACGCGGACTGGAGAAGTCTGGTTCAGCCGGGATGCTAACTTCTCTCACATCGGCCACGAGGCGACGCATAGACTGATTGAGCTAATGGGTAAGAATCACCCGCTGGTTCAGCAAGGCCTCGAGATAGCTAAGATGGTGGATGTGTCCAGGACGCAGAAAGAACAGGCTGCGAGGGCAGCTACTGCGGCTCAGGCCGTTCCAGCTGGCCTAACGCCTGACCAACAGCAGCAGGCAATTCAGGACCACCTGGCGGAAGAAACCCTCTCGGACATGGTAGGGGATTACTTCGCAGCCCGACAGATCAAAGCGAGCGAAAGCACATGGGCCAGGTTCGTGAACTGGATTCATGACCTATGGCATGCGGCTCGTGTTAAGTATGCTTCTTGGCGAGGGAGGGATGTCCTGGCTGAGGATGTGATTCATGCACTTAATGCGCGTCTTGCTAAGCACATAGATCAGAACCTGGCACTGGAGCCTCGGGCGGCAGCGAAGCACCTGAGTGACATTTATCATAAGGGTTCGAGTGAGATCAACGAGAGCCGGCAGCCTGGGACATTTAAGTACTCCGATGCTGATGAGCCGGTTAGTCCCTTCCGTGTGAACATCAAGCATAATGAGATCCTGCATGAGCTTGATTTCGCGGTGGAAGGTGTGGACGCAGCGGAACTGGAAGCTGAGGCGTTGACCAGTGCGCAGCTTCACGCCAGGGCCCTGGACATTCTCACGAAGCCTAAGACCCTGCAGCGTATTCAGAGGGAGTTCGGCAGAGGTGGTGGACGGATCAGTATACATGGGATGCTGGCCCTGAGAATCAAAGCCAACCTTCGCTTCAAGAAGATCTTTGAGGAGATCGCAAGAGTCGAGGGGATGGTCGAGATGACTGGTAAGAACGCCGACGTGCAGTTGGAGGCGCTGGACACGGAGCTGCATAAGGAACTCCGCCTGCTCGGTGACCTGAGCCGGTTCGCTGGTAGAGCCCTGCAGAGCATGAACGTGAACGCTGGACCGACTGCAGTGATTAAGGCAGTGCAGAATCTCAATCGGAGGCTCACGACGGCGGAGTTGCAGGAACTGAGTGTGCTCCTGGACACTGGTGGAATTAATAATGAAGCACTTGTGCAGGACTTTAACAAGAGGCTGAAGGATCCTCGCGCTTCGGATTACTTCTGGGAGTATGTGATGAACGGCTGGCTCTCAGGTGTCCCGACGCACTTGGTGAATGTAGGGAACAACGCTATGTGGTTGGCGCATCAGGTTCCTGATCGCTACGTCCAGGCCACGATTGATAGGGCGTTGACGAAGGCCGGCTCCAGTAACAACCTCGTAGCGAAGGCCCTGCAGTGGGTATTCCCGACTATCCGTGGGAAGGAACGGCAGGTGTTCTTCGAGGAAGTCGCACCGTTCTTGGCTGGCTTGAAGCGTGGCCGGCAGGAGGTGAAGGAAACCCACCTGGTTCGGGAGACCCTCAAGGGCCGCACGATGCCTGATATAGCGAGCAAGTTCGCTATCGACATGGGGAGTGCGCGGAGAGCCTTCGCAAGGAGTCCTCATGCAGCGCTCCGGAAAGTCGCACCGATAGTCTCGTTCCCTGGCAACGCCCTGTTCGCTATGGATGTTTACTTCAGGACGCTAGCCTTTGATGCACAGATGAACTCGCTGGCGTATAGGGAAAGCCGAAAGACCGGCAAGCCTATGAGGGACATTCTCGCGCACCCGCCTAAGAAGCTTGTCCAGCAGGCTAGGGACTTCGCGGCAATGGCAACGTTCAACGACCGCCCAGGGCGCACAGCGCGGTTCGTGATGCACTGGCGGGATAAATTGCCGTTCCAGGCCGGTCGCCTCGTGGTGCCGTTTGTGAACACGCTAACGAACATCTTTAAGCGTGGGATCGAGATGACACCGGGACTCGGTGCAGTAGCCAATCGGCAGCGCTTACGGGAAGCAGACGTGGAGCTCCTGGCCAGGCAGTTCGAGGGCACGGTGCTTGCAACTATCTTGATGCTCATGTTTGATAGTGATGACATCACGACCAACGTGCCTGAGAGTCCGACCAAGCGCGCGGCCTTCTATCAGCAAGGGAAGATCCCTTATGCGATTAGGATGCCTAGCTGGATGGGCGGGACATGGGTTAGTTATAACAGGGTCGAGCCCCTGAACACTGTGATCAGCAGCATAGCAACTGCCTGGCAGGCGTTCACGAATCCTGAGGTGGAAGAGGACGAGAACGTCATGGTGCAGACTATGCTCCAGCTGGCCAACGGAGTCTATGAGAATCTTATCGCCAGCACTTACGCGGAGAATGTGGAGAGGCTCTTTAAGCCTAACATCGGGGAAGGTGCGAAGAGAACTCTGGAGAGGATCCCGGCCAGCTTGGTGCCTGCGAGTAGTTTCTTCCGTTCCCTCAGCCGTGCGTGGGAAGCGAAGTTTGCATTTGCTGGTGGGCCAGAGGAGGCTAAGGTTCGTGAAAGAACTGGGTGGGTGAGCGAACTCGCGCAGACTCTTCCGTGGGACTCGGCAGTGTTTGAGGAACAGGACCGGGGCTTTCCACGAGTGGATGCCTTTGGAGAGGAGATTACCATACCTGGTAATGCCCTCCGCCAGTGGCTTCCGCTTAAGTGGTCAACCCCGGACCTGGACCCCGTTGAAGAGGAGCTAGCGCGGCTCGACGCTATGCCTGGCCTTCCTTCTCAGAAGTTTGAGATTGATGGTCAGAGTGTGACGATGCCGCCTGAGATGTATCATCGCTATGCGATGGCTTACGGCGCTCAGACGAAGGAGTCTCTGTCTCGGCTGATCCAAGCTCCGGGTTTCCAGCGGCTTTCAGACGAGCAAAAGCTTCTGCGAATTGATCGTCTAGTTCGTCGGGTTCACCGAGTGATGCGAGCTCGGGGCCTGCGTGAGCTTCGGGTGTCTCGTCGATAAACTTCCAGAACGTATTACGACTGACAAGGAGTCGGATCAGGGTAACAACCTGGTCTGACTCCTTTTTCAGTATACGTGTAGCGTCCCGGTAAGCTTGCGAGAACCGCTCACTCGTGATGTCCAGCCGATCCATGAAGTTATTGGTGAGCCTCAGCCAGTACTGGTGAGCAGGCCTTGTCCATATGTCACTGCCATCCAAGGTTACCTGCTCTTCAGCTTCCCAACCACACTCACTGTCATGGTTGTGAGGACACCAAGTTGTGTGAATGACCATAGCAGCCTTCTTAATCAACGGGCTTATTACTCCAACTGCTGCTATGTCCTGTTCTGTTATCTTTCCCGCCTTTCGGAGGGCTCGGAGTATTTGCTCCGCGTTGTCCTGCGACATTTTTAGTATCTCCTTCTTCGGCCCAGTAAGCAACTTCGTTATGGGCGTCGAACTTTATTAACCTCATGACACCGAGGGTTTGGATGACTCGCCGTGTTTCCTCGAGCGTTATATCACTCTGATATCGCTCAACGAGTTGCCTAATACTAGCGACCTTGACCACCCTAAGGTGATCCTTCATATCCTCCATGATGTGAGACAGAGGGTTCTGCCCAACACCTGCGTAGGTCCTGGGCATCTTGAGCTCAGTCTCAGCTAACAGGTCTATGGCATCCTGGAGATCTTCGCTGGAGATAATCATGCTGTTGCTCCGAGCTGCCGAGAATACCATAGCGAGTTTGAGCACGTGGCCTGGCCTACGTCCCTTATACCAAGAGAGCTTCGGATGCTTAGGCACCCATAGTTCACTCTCCGCACGGAAGTTATAATAGCCATCGTTGACATCTGGCCCGAAGCGAAACTGGCCACTAAGGGTCTTCATCTGGTTCAGATCGTGGACCAGCTTTCTCTCGCCTATCTTAAGATCAGCCAGGACTTCCTCGATCTCCTTTGCAGACCGCTTCTCATTCGGGACGCCAGGAATAACTATCATACGTTCCTTGTCTTCCTCAAACACGAAGATAACTCGGCTAGCCAGACCGCCACCGACTGTCTCTTCAGGAAGACTAGTGCGCAGGAGTGAGGGAGTCGTCGCACCCAGGAGATTCACCCATACCTGGTTGAGAGTCTCCTCGCCCCTGTTGATCGTTTTGTATCGGTAGATAGATGGACAGTCGAACCAGTCACAGAGATGAGACAGAAGGTCCTGCTGGTTATATCCCAGGAACACAGTTAATTCCGGCGCGTTTATATTGACGGAGGCGTTAAACTGTGTAGTGCCGGACTCATTCGTGCTCATGTCTGTGTTTGACTTCATCATGTCCACCAAGGCTTGGACAGTGGCTTTGCTCGGCGCGTAGATTATTCCAGCCTCATCTCCGAGGTGCCGACCGAGTCCCATCGCTGTGCCCTTACGAGCAGCAGGCGGACCCACGAGGACCACGTAGAAGTTCGGATAGAATATCAAGTGGCCGAGGTGATAACAACACCGCCGTCCAAGGGCCGCTGCGATAGTGCTCACAGCCACCCACTTCCGATACAGTCTGGGAGGTTCAGTGCTCACGGTCCAACTCATGAACCCGTCAATCCAATCCTCCAGTTGCCGTTTGAGTTCCACTTGTTTCCTCCCATGCCCGAAGCATAAACGCCAGGTCCTCAGCGCTCTTGTCCTTCAAGGCCTTAGCTTTGATTTCAAACATCCCTTTCTCGTCCAGGTTATAGCCGACCTTCGTGTCGACTGGGACGTTGAAGGTCATCCCGTTGACAGTTAAAGGTTGCTCCAGACTCTCCTTAATCTGCATGACCGCCTGAGCCATATAGTTCCAGCCAGCAGACCTCGGGATCTGGAAGATCACGGAGTCATGGACTGTGTTCAGGAGTTCAACTTGCTTGAACAAGTCCTGGTGCTCATAGATGTAGCGGAAGCCCCACTGGTTCATCATCTCAGCAACGGTAGACTGAGGGATGTAGGAGTAGGCCTCCTTGAACAAGTCATGGCCCCAGCGATCCATGAACACACGCCTACGCCCGAACAGATTTGTCAGTGTGCGATTCTGTCCGAGGGCGTGCTGGATTTGGGAGTGCCACTGCCTGACCCCTGGGTAGATAGAGTGGTATCGCTCCACAAGAAAAGAAGCCTCTGGCTCAGGAATCTGGTAGTACATGGCGAAGGACTTATATCCAAGATCATAATTAAGTCCGTGATTGGCACGCTTACCCCAGTCTCGTTGTTCACTTGTCACATCCTCCATCTTAACGCCGTAGATCATAGCGGCGGTTTGTCTGTGAATGTCTGTGCCTGCTTCGAAGGCTTGAATCATCTTAGGCTCTGGCGCGATGAAGCCTACGACGCGGTTCTCAGCCTGGCTCAGGTCCATACTAAAGACCACGTAGTCAGGGTCAGCCAGCATGAGTTTCTTCATATCTGGAGGCTGATTCTGCAGGTTTCCACCAGTGCCAAAAATCGTTTTAGAGCTACTAATTCTCCCTTGTTTAGTGCCAACTGGATTGAAGGAGCACCTGAGCCGCTCATCAGTGTCCAGTTGCATGGTATAGTAAGTTCCATGGAGCTTCGAGATATGTCTAAGCTCAAGGAGGATGGAAGCTTCCCGAACGCCTTTAGTTGCCATCCGTTTAAGGGCTTTGTCGTCCGTAGTAACAGCCCCACGCCTTGTATATTTACGTAGCCCGAGGGTTCCATAGAAATATTTTTTAAGCTGAACAACGCTTCGCCAGTTAAATGTATCATCTCCGACGATCTCTCGTAGTTCTCGCTCGAGTTCAACTATCTTCTCCTCCGCCATCTTAGCGGACGTGATTAGCCCGTGAGTGTCCATGCGTATGCCCTTCTCGCCGATGAACACTAGGGCTTCGAGCAGTCCCCTCTGACGGAGGTAGGTTTCCCAGTTGCCCTGAGTATGCAGATCCTTCTGCTGCCTGGGCCAGATCTGAGCGACCATAGCGGAGTCCTTCGCGGAGTAGATCCGGAAGTTCTTCTCACCGTCAGAGTACTTGAACCACTCCTTCCCATCGTCCTTATAGTAAGGCTCCCCATCGCAGTACATAGACTGGATGAAATCGAGGCCCTTGGGGAAGTCAGGGAAGATGATGGCCTGAGCGATCATCGTATCGTCGAGTGGGCGCGAGCGTATGCCGAAGCGCCTAAAGAGGAACGTGGCGTCGAAGGAGAGGTTCTGTCCTACCTTCGGGATAGACTCATCCTCGAGGAGTCCCGCAATCTCCCTCCATACGCGCCTCCTGGTCAGGCACGAAGTAGTTCTTTCCCTCGAACAAGAAGGGAATACAGATGGCCCTGCTTGCGTGAGGTGCAAGGGAAAGATGCGATACCTCACCACGTGTAACCTCAATATCGTAAGCGACAAACTCATGACCTCCATTGCGACAGTCCTCAATGAAGTCAAGAGTCTCCCTATACGACGGCTCCGTGATTAGCTCCCGGTCGAGGAGGTTGATGTCCTCGGAGAAGCTCTCGTCCACGGCTCGGCGTAAGTCGTGGGCGATGAGGTGAGTGTCCGTGTATTGGCGCAGCGCCGCACTCGGGTGGATGATAGGGATGACCTTCCTACCAGGGAGGAGGGTGCTTTCCAGGATGGACCCTCGACGCTTGGTGATTTGTCTAAGGCCCGTGAGGGCATAGAGACTCACGTTGCCCACAGCCACCAGGACGTTAGCGCGGCATGAGGCCAGGCGGTTCTTTAGTCCCTCCTGATGGTTGAGGAACATCTTAGTCTCGACTGCGTATTTCTTACTGAGGTCTAGCCAGGGCACTATGTTATTGCCTGGCGGGTGCTCCTGGAAAACGTTGTCGATGTAGCAGGCCTGTCGCTCTATGCCAACGCGGTCGAGGAGCTTGGTGAGCAGTTGCCCACTACGCCCCACGAATGGCCGCTGCATACGGTGCTCAGTTTCTCCAGGAGCCTCCCCAATTAAGGCAATGCGACAGTCAAGAGGCCCTTCAAAGTATGGCATTTAGTGCCTCCATACGTGAGATAGCCAGTCACGAAACTCATCGTCGTTTGTGAATACAGGCAGGTCGAGCTGGTGTGCTAACTCGACCTCCTCATCTGCCCCAGGACTCTCGCCGGGAATCAGGTAGAGTCCATCGCAGCGAGTGAGAATGGCCTTGTCCTGATCGAGCCATTCCCTGTAGCGGCGGGACTGCTGTATGTGCATGAAGTGGCTGAGATGTGGCACTATGACATAAGCGCCATTGGACATAAGCCAGTGCCCCACCATCATCGCATTAGCTACGTTGATGGCAGGGTCTGGCTTAGTGTAAGGCCCAGCCACGTAGATAAGTGGCTTGGACATTAGGCGTTCTCCAGTTCCTCGATGCGGTCCCGAAGCATGTCTATCTGGTCGATGACACCTTGGACCGTGACCTGTGCAGCGTCGAGGCCCTGTTCCGAGTATGTGCGGTTGTCAGTCACACGCTGCTCCAGCCTCTCGACCCGCTCGATGAGTTGCTGCATGGCCCACTGTGCAGTGTCCAGACCATCATGAGCATACTTGTGCTCGTCTGCAATGAGCTGCTTGACCTCATCACAGCAGGAGGCCATAGCGTCCATGCGAGTCTCGAGGACACTGGTGCGCATAGCGAGGGCATCACGCTCAGCCTTCGCTTGGCGGAAGCGCCTCCAGATGTAAGCGATCAAGCCGCCTCCACCTGCAACGCCGCCACTAACTGTCAGGGTGCTGATTGTCATAGCGTCCATTCTTCTTCTCCAGTTGGATAATGCGGGTGCCTTGCTCTACGAGCACTTTGTCTATGGCCTCCGCGCGTTTGTTGAGCTGATTGTCCCTGATCGTGAGGTGGTGATCCACATGCTTCCGAGTCTGTCTGCACTCCTCACGCAGGGTGTCGATAAGAGCGTAAGCCTCCTCTATTTTATTCCGCATATCGACGAGCTGTGCTGTGCTGGATTGGACCAGCTGATGGGCAGCAGCCAGATGGGAGCGCAGCACGTAAGCGCTGATCACACCGCCTGCCAGGACTGCCGCTATGATGTGGAAGCCATCCATAGCTATTCCTTCCCCTGAGTTTCGCCAGATTCTGACAAAACTTGCCGGTGCTCTGGCACATGCCTTGGCAGATTGACACTCAGTTCTATGCTGCGCTGGCGTATCTCCTCAATCGCTTTTGTCAGGAGCGAACGGGAGGATAAGCTGATCGCCAGGACTGTTATGGGATTCCCTGGGTCCTTGCGATTCTGGAGTTTCATCAGCTTCGCGTGTTTCGCCAGGTGAGCTAACATCGCGGTCGTCAGCTCCGTGATCTCTGTAGCCCTGGCGAAGTTGGTGCCGGGCTTGGTCTTGAGCCTCTCTACGGAGTTTCTTAAGTTGTCCATTGCTCACCTCCTGAAAGGTTAACTCTCCCGTTTGCCTATACGGGACGAGGGGCTGGTGAATATCAAGGTGATTGATCACCCTCCCTTGCAGGCCTAACTGGTTGGCAATCCCTGTCACGCGGGAGTAGAACTGAAGCATCGTGGCTATTTTGACTTGGCCCTCGGATTGGAACTTCATCCGAGTAGCCGCGTCTAGTTCTACTTCCACAGTGAGCTTTCCTACATAAGGACCTCTCTGCTCCTCCTTGAGAGGCTCCTGTTCTTGTATCATCGGTAGCTCCTATACTTCCCAGGCTCCTGTTCGGCTACCTTTATGACGTAGCGATCCTTATATATCTTCGTCAAATCGAAGCCGACAGCCTGAAGACTAAGGTTCGACGCAGCGAGGAGAGTGTTTCCACTCCCGGCGAAAGGCACTATGATACGTGAGCCGCCAGTCACGAACGTCCCGAGGATAGCCTCGATCAGCTCGACAGGGCGCTCCGTCGGGTGAGTCTTATCCGTCAGCACGACCTTAGGATAAGGATACACATTCGCCCGACCTTGTTTCTGTATCACTGGATCACCCTTGAAAGCGTAGAAGAAGGGCTCCCAGTTACTGGCCAGACGCTTCTTCGGCTGATTCGTTTGGCTGGGACTGTCTGACTTATACCAGATCCCAGGCACTGCGAAGAGCGTGAAGCCAGCGCGGGTGATCTCCTGCCGGATAGTTTCCCACCAGGGGTGAGGCGCGAACCAGCAGATGAGCCAGGCATTGTCCTTCAGCACCCGGTAGCACTCTGCGAACACGTTACGCATGAAGTCCTTATAATCCTCCACAGGGACTTCATTATAGTCCACCGTGACCTGCTCATACTGTTTGCGCTTTATGTCCTTGAGGTCAATGCCGTAAGGTGGATCTATCTCGGCCAAGTGGAACTGGCCAGCAGGTATCTCCTTGGCCTTCTCGAAGAAGTCACCCACGACGTAAGCGTTCATGAGGTTCTTCCTGGCTATGTCCGTGTCGCCTTTGTGGACACCAGTCTCCAGGCGTCGTGCTAGCTCCTCACGAACTACATCCTCCTGAGCTTTACGGAGCGCTTTGATAGCTTCCGTTTTATTCTTCTTCTCCTTAAGCTCGGGCATCTCCTTAAACGCTTGAGCCAAGTCCAGTTCGTCACGAACCAGCGCTCGGCTTTTTCCCAGGAGGTGAGCGGTCTTAGTGATGGTTGCTCCCATTCCAGGGCCTCGAGTGCCTTTGCCATGTTTAGCTTCCTCCAACCTCATTATCTCATCCGTGAGTTCAGCCTCTTCTACGTAAGTCATCTGCTCACGGTGGATGTTTTCGTAGAGTTCGATCTGCCTCTGCGTTAGCTCGTCCACCTCAGGGTAGACATTGCAGGGGATGGTTTCTAACTCTGCGATAGCGGCAGCCACAAAGCGCCGACCGCCAGCCAGGAGGAGGTATGGCTTTCCACTTGGCCGACGGTCCATTACTGCAATGGGTGAGATCACCCCTTTCTCTCGGATCGACTCGGCTAGCTGTTCGACATCGTGGTAGTCCTTACGATACCTTGGCCCCATGTCGATCTCTTTGAGTGGTATTTGTAGTAGCGTCGACTCAATCATGAAAGGGCCTCTATGAGTTTGGCGATGTCGTCGGCAGTCAGGGACTCGAGAGCCGCTTCGACCTTCTTCGTAGGCTGAGCCGTCCGCTTGGCGGGAGCCTTCTCTGCTGGTTTTCTACGATTAGCGCGTATGTCATTAAGGAGATCCAGTAACTCCTCGTTCGACATGTCGCTCACGCTCTGCTTCAGATCTTTTAAGTCCATCTAGCATCTCCATGCTTAGCATGTCATCGAAGGCAAAGCGCTTCCTCATCACCTCCGAAAGGATATCAGTGCGATTGCCACTCTTCAGCTTGTCAACTAAAGCTTGGCAGACACACTCGAGGACGAACCGCTTAACACCACGCGGTATCAGGGCGTTGAGGTCGTGGAACAATCCCTCTTCGCAATCAAACTGCACTCGGTGTCTCATGTGGCCTCCAAGCAGAAAGAGGGCAAGGCCCTATGGGAGCGGCCCTGCCCAGTGAACCGCTTAGCGCGGCACGACGAAGGAGCGGATGAAGTTTCTCTTCCCGTACTCGGAATCATCCTCTTCTCCGATGATGGCCGTGAGTGTCTCACCGATCAGATCCTGCAGTTCGATGGGACCACTCATGTCAGCACCGACCGCTTCGTAGAAGGCCTTGATCCGGAGCTTCATCTTGTTCACCCTCTTCGGCTCATCGTCCTCGATGGGGAGGCCCATGTAGAGGTGGATGTCCTGGACCCTATCATTGCTCGGGTCGTCGAAGGTGATGTGCAGATTGCTCCGGGTGCCACCTTCCTTGCGATAAACCTCAGCGGCGGTTACGCGGAGTTGAGCCTCGCTGCTATCGGGCAAGGTCTCAAAATCGTAAACGTCGTCGAAGTTCATGTCGAGGATGCTGCCAGTCATTTCGCTCATTTTAACTCTCCGTTGTTTGAGCGTGGGAGTTTTGACAGATTCTGCCGAAACTCATTACCTTGTTTCAGTGGTTGCCCACTATTTTTTACAGCGCGGAGGGCTAGCGCGCAGTTAGAAATTACTCACCACCTTTCATCCTACGAGTGACTACGTTGTAGATCTCGCGCGTGAGTTCCACATCGTAGAGGGAATCGTGAAGGCACTCCTCGTCCACCTCGACACCGAGATACTTAGCGACGGTTCCGAGTTGGAAGTTCTCAGGACCTTCGCGTTTGAGGCGATCTCGAAGCAGGACCAGGTGCGCGAGGCCTGCTACATCTATCGGCGGCATGTGGAACCAGGAGCCGAAGTATACGCCTTCCTTCAGGTCGCACTTCTTCCACCACTCACGCAACATAGCCTCGTCGAACTCCGCGTTCCAGCCTAAGAAGGTCATCTTGTCCATGTAGTTATAACGATCTACATGTTCCGAGAAGATGTTGATGATCCGCTGATAGGCTCCGATAGGATCGCTGAAGGACTTAGCATCAGCTGGTGTGATCCCACTTAGCTCTATAGCCTTATCATCCCACTCATCATCAGGGAACGGCTTGACTCTCATGTCAAACCAAGTGTCCTTCTCGAAGCGCGTGTCGACTATGCAGAAACTTACCTGCCAGATCCCGTTCCGGTAGGAGTTTAACCCTGTAGTCTCCACGTCAGCGAAGACCAGGATAGGATCCCGGTTAGGCGGCGGATAAGCTTTCTTTGTCCTCGGCTGCTGCATTTCTTCCTGCCTTTCTCAACAGAGCTTTGAAGTTTGGTTCCTCGAACTGTTCGAAGATACCTCCTCCCATTCGTGTTTCGGCTTTGTAGTAGCCATCATTACGGGTTTGAAGGATGTAACGAACATCACTCTTACCCTCGACTCGGGTGAGCCACTTCTCATCGAACACTAGTGGGACCTTGTTGCTCAACTGTCCAGCAAGCAACAGTCCCGTTTCCAACTTCCCGGTGACCTCATCCTTATTCAGCCCGACGTGGCCAGTGCAGATGAAGTTACACGGAAGGTCGCAGATGATGCCCAGGTAGTCCACAGTTGTCATCTGCTGTATCAGATAGTCACGCGGCTGAGGTATGCCGTCGTTCTTCATCCCTCCTTTCTTTACTATCTGATTCATCATAGCGTCCGCCCACTTGGTGAGGGAGTCTATGCAGTAGGTTCCGAGGAACTGGAACACACCGTCAGACTTCATCGACCGGAACTCCTTCTCCCACTCAACAAACATACGAGCGTCACGGAAACTGTCACCGCTGAAATCAGTAACAATCACGTCACCTTTCTCGATGAGCGGTTGAAGGCAAGCGGTTGTTGTGCCGCCTGGATCGAACGAGTGAATCCAGATCGGCTTCGGCGCTGTGCTGATGAACGTAGTCTTCCCTGTTCCGAAGTCTCCGTAGACCAGCACGTTCGCCTTCCCGGTGCGACCCTTCTCTTGATAGGCCTCACGAGCCTGACGCGCACGCTCCGCGACCTTCTCAAAGTTGGGTTTTTGCATTAGCCGCCTCGTCGAGCGCCAACTCACGCTCTTCTTCTCGCTTCTGGAGCAAGCGATTAAATGCGTTAACTGCACCGGACAGAAGTTCCATGAGCTCAATCTCCTCCATCTCACGGAAGGTAACACGCACCCGCTGCCCTTGTGGATTGACTATCACACGAGGGATATCACAGGTGAACGAGACACCCTTAGCCACGATGACCTCCTTGTTGAGGTGAAATAGACTGGAGCACAGATCCCAGCACAAAGGTGAGGGAGACTCCAGGGTCCACGATTTCAGGTAGCCCAACCCAACTGATAGTAGGGTCGATGATCTTCATAGCGATCTGGTTGCCCACTTGGTAGGCCTCCACTTCGCACTCGACCACAACCATAGTCTTGTCAGGATCCCTGATCTTAGCGGCAGCCGCAGCCGCATAGATGTTACGATCCACTACTTGGTGGACATTCATGACCTCTTAGTCCTGCGTGAAGGATGACGTAGTTGATTATGTCAAGCTCGGCGTCCTCCACGCTCTCCGCCTTTAGTTGCCCACCAGTTTCCCAGTAAGTAACCAGCCGACTAATCTTGTCCATCACTCGCATGAGCAGGGCAATGCCTGGGTCCACGCCTAAGAATTGTGCTGCGCGGAAGTTCTTAAACGGGTCAGTCTCATTAGCATAGTCCTGGTTCTTCAGGACCATGATGGCCTTGGCCTGCTTGCTCATGTGGGAGTGGAGTTCCAGTAACTCCTTCCTGTTCATTTAGCTTTATTACTCCTTGTTACGAGTTCAAGTTCTGCTTGGATCAGCTTTCCCTCTGGCCACTCCATATAGGTCAGACCAGCGGAGGTTCGCACTAACGTGTCGGGCATAGCACCTGCTTCGAGGAGTCTACCTAACACTTCCACAAACTTTGCATCTGTCAAATCTTTCAGGATCGTTGTCCTCATCCCAGTTATCCAGTGCGTCGGAAAAGCGGAAGATGTCTTCAAGAGCCTTACGGCATTTCTCCTTCCAGTCTCCGACGCGATAGAATGTCTGTTCGTTCAGAGTCTGCCAAGAGGCCTTGAGTAAATCGACTACATCCTTCCTCCTCAGATTGCTTCGGGTGCTGCTCATAGGTTCATCACCTCCTTTGCGGTTTCCTGCTTCGTGCGAGGATCCCAGTAGTTCACTGTGTAGCCCATCGGAGGACTGTCTGCCACTCGCAGAGGGTTCGCATATGTAGTGCAGTAGTCTATGAAGGGACACCCGTAGAAGTCCCCGCAGGACTCGGTGCACTTAGGGAACGCCCGGAGTGTGGGCTCATCAGGCGAGGACATGTCCAGGTTCTCATGCTCGCTTTGAATCCAGTCGAAGTAGAACTCCGCCGTGTCGAGCCAGTCAGCCATGCGATCCCTGGACAAGCGAACGGGGACACGCTTGAACTCTATGTCCCGACTGTTGGCGTAGGGAGTTCCATCCTGCTTCATCTGCGGAGGATTAGTGATCTGCACTCCGTTGACAGTCACGCCGGTTACTGTGTCAGGATCGAACAGGCAGTAGAGCGCGTGAGTGTAGACACCGAGTTGGAACTTCTGTCTCCACTGATTCACCCAGCGAGGGCTGAGGGAACCTGTGGTCTTGTGCTCTAAGGCGAAGATACTGCCTGTGGATTTCTCCTTCATGATAGCGTCTATCTTGAAGAAGAGGGGCTTCCGGTCTGAGATCAGGACTGAGCCGGCCACTTCCACGTGGAGGACTTCGTAGTCCTGATGGTCATTAGCCCAGAAGGTAATGTATCGCGCGAGTGCCCTCATAGCATTGCTCGGGATCTTAGGTGCGTTTTGCAGGTCCATCTCAGGCTCCAGGACGGAGCGATAGATTGCCTCGAAACGGAGATAGGCGTCGGCTACAACACTCTGAGAGTAGCCTCTCTCCAGCAGGACCTCCATCGCCTCATGCCAAGCGGACCCGAACACCAGGTCCACGCTGGTCTGACTGCTCTCCCACCCGAGGACATAGCGGTAGAAGTAACGACGAGGGCAACGCATGAACTCCTGGATTTTGCTGGCGTCTAGGACGCGCCATGTGTCGTGCTCAGGGATCATATTATTCTTCCTCCAGTTCTGAGGCGAGTGCCAAGTACTCATCCTCTTCCAACTCCATAACGAGCAGAGGCGCTCGCTTCTCATTGTGACATCTTATGAATAGAGAGGCAATGCTCCCACTGTGTGCTCTCACCGCCGTGACTCCATTCTCGTAAGCAATGGTGTAGGCCCAGTACTTCGTCGGCGGTGGCTTAGGTTTCTTAGCCATGCGCCTACCTCCATCACCATATCTCCGTGATTAGGACTGCGACTAAGGTGATGAAGATAGGCAGCACGACCATCACGACGATGAAAGCTAGTGCTAGTTCATATGCTTTCTTTCTGTCCATTAGGCCTCCTTGGGAAGGTTAACCGACGGACTACGTAACGCTGCTTGCCGTTGCCTTCCAAGCGGAAGATGAGCAGGTTCAGCTGTCCGTGGACTGATGCGAAGTAGGCACACGCGATGCAGTTCATCACGCTAGGCCCACTCTGAAGTATGTAGTCATCGGGCGAGCTATCCTTCATGAGAGGCTCGAAGGTCCGGAGCATCTTGGTCAAGTGATATTTGTTCACCGTCCCAGTGCTCAGAGGAACTAGCTCACCAAATTTCTCGGCGGCGCTGTAGTCATGCCCCGAGTCGTTGACGATAAACACCTTGGCCATATAGTCTCCTGTTGGCTCGTCCTTAGGTAAAGTTAACGGGTAGGTGGATAGAGCGCCTCGAATTGTGGGTCGAGGAGTTCTATGTCAGTCTGCCCACGAAATGCCGCCGCCTGGTTCCTCATGACTGAGTGCCGGAGGTGGTAGAGATGCCCACGCAGAGGCCCGTAGAGCCAGTCAAAGATCTCTGCCCTGATGTCATCCTCGATCTCTTTCCTGATGTCCACCTTTAGCTGCTCGATGTAGTGGTCCGTGACCAGGTGCGTGTAGCCGAGATACAGCTCACCCACATACAGTGTGGCATCGGTGCCAGCTACAGTCATCCGCTTGTCGCTTAGCTTACTGATGTGGATAGCCTTCCGCACCTTGTCCCAGTGCTCGTCTAAGCTACGCATGTCAGGCATCTTCCGCCTCCTCTTCAGCTAGGACCTTGAGGGCCTGTCGGCGTGCCTCATCAGCGAACGCTACCATCTGATCCCTGCCGGAGTTCCCAACCAGCAGGTCGTCGAGGATGTATTCGCTCCTGAAGTAATGCCTGTCACCGAGGGACAGCATTTTCACGTTGTCATACGCAGCCATAGCCATCACTGGGCTAGTGAACAGATCAGTGCAGAGCCACAACTGCCCATCGTCAGGGTCGTAGGCAGCATGAACTACGTCCCCATCATCGAGGGTTTTCTCAAGCATAAGCATCTGAGCCATTACGTTTCCCTTTCTGCTCGTAACGCTTTAAGGGCACGCTCACCGAGCCCCTCACGCGGGTGCCAGTGATCGAAGCCGTGATAGGTAGGGGAGTAGTCCCACTTCTCGACGCGCAGGGCTTCCTGTCCTTTGACCTCGGCTTGCTCCTCGAGTCTGACGGAGCCACAACGAGGGCACCAGTAGACTGCGGTGGAGACCTGCGGAAGGTGTCTGATCAGGAGCAACTGCATGGTGTGGTCACACTTGGGGCAAGCCATCACTTCGCTCTCCTTTTGACAACTGTGTGCAGCATCATGGCAAAGTTGGCTACGTCCACTGCCTCCTCCAGGATCGGAGCGGCCTCTTCCTTCTTGATGTTCAGCAGGTTCACTGGCTCCATAGCAGCAGCTAGTTCTGCGAACTCATCGGCCATGCGCTGGAACAGGAACATCGGGCTGATGTCAGGGCAGTCCCAGTAGCCATAGTTACGCTTCTTGATGAGCTTACATTTCATGCTCTCAGCAAACTCATCCACATCATCGCTGAGCAGTCCCAGCGGCGTGGGATTAGGCATCCCTCGTATCCTTCCCTGTGGCATTTGCATACTCTCCTTTCAGGTATGCTTTGCGGATGGTAGTTACGTGCCTGAGATCCTCGGTATGGCGCTCCAGGATCTTGAGCGCAACATCATCAGGCACATCTATTTCGAGGTCGTTCAGGAACTGACGGATCTCCGGAGTCATACGCATCAGCCCACCTCCTCATGTCCGCCAGGCGCTTCGTAGCCGTAGTTCGTGGTCGGGTCCAGGCCCAAGGTCTCCAGGTCCGACTCCGCTACCCAGTCCATGTAGATATTCTTGAGGCTCTTCTCTACCACTATGAACAGGTCCTCCATGTCTGCCCTGTTGGTCAGCTCGATGAGGTGCTCGAGGTGATAGCAGATACTCTTCATGTCACTGCGGAACAGCGCGACAGGCGAGTGATCCAGATGACTGGTCACTATGCCATACTTTTCAAACAGGTTCCGGCCTGCCATCTCTTTCTCCTTTTAAATGGGAAGGTGCCGTCCGAAGACTTGGTTAGTCGGACTAATCTTACTCGGGCGTCGGATGTTATCACAGTCGGCTCAGTCGGATGTTCTCCCTCTGGAGTTCTCTTAGTCGGAGTTACTTCACTACAGATCCATGCCAGGATCTCCGAGCGGGACTCGAACCCGCATCCTCGAGAGATAATCTCGTGAGCTCGCCATTGCTCTATCGGAAACAGTGTGATAATTGCAACGTCCTTCGCGCAAAGAACTCCCGTTTAAGGTCGGGGCCACACCTCAGCCTTCGCGCACCGACACCTTCCCTCACCTTGTTAGTTGTCCTCTACGTAGGGATCTTCGTAGGTGGACATTACGTCGTCTGCTACTTCCAGTTCCGTGGTCCAGTTGGCCTGCTGAATCGCAGCGTCAACGAGGCGGAGCCACTTGGCGTGAGTGTCGTAGCAGTGCGTGACCTGCTGCGCCGTGATCCTGGGCACCTTGGCCTGGATGTCCTCGAGGGTATCCGTGACCTGCTGCCGACGGACCTCAGTGCGCCGGAGTTTATCCTGGTCGATCTGAGCCAGGAGTTTGACCTTCTGCTCCAGTTCCTTCCGACGCAGGAGCAGTTCAGCGAGTTTGACTTTCATTCGGAGTTCTCCTTGTGTAAGTAGTGAGGGTGCCTCGCGCTGTGTTCTGCACAGTGAGAGCACCACAGGTCCCGCACCAGTAGAGATCATCCATACTGTGATCGTATGAGTTCGACTGATGCGCTCTATAGATGATCTCCTCCCCACAGTTCCGGCAGGGATCATCGTGCCTTACCAGATCAGGTCTCCCTTGATCAGGCGGGTTGAACATAAGGTCTACGCCCATCACTGCACCTCTACGTGAGTGCAGACAGGCTCCCTCGGCAAGCCGTCGTCTGTGAGTGTGAGGTAGCGATAATGCACTATGATCTGCACATCGCCAGCCTGCCTCTGATTCTGCCAGAGCATGAGGCGCTCCGCATGGACCAGCTTACCAGCACTGACCTTGAACACCTGCTCCTTCCCATTCAGGACAGACTTGACTAGGAACGCACCAAGCATACCCTTCGGCTCTCCATCAATGGAGATCGCCTCGAGTAGGTCTATGCACAGGCCCTCGCCCGACTGCACTGGTTTGAGTTTGAGCAGGTCATTGCTCCGCCTTGCGCCCTTGGGACCGCAGTCTTTGTAGTCCCCGTAAGGATTCCGCACGATCACTCCCTCGTAGCCCTGCTCGAGGAACAGGTCCATAGCCTCGAGGATCTTGGCCTTAGTGTTCGGCGTCCTGAAGGTGGGCACTATGCGAAGGGCATCGAAGGCGTGCGCGAGTGCCTCGATCTTCATGAGGCGCTCGGACCGCTTCATCTGGATCTCGCTACTGATAGTGTCAAACACATGGTAGCGGATCTTAGCGAAGTCAACGTGCAGGTTCTCAGTCCGACTGACCACGCTGCGGATCTTCTGATGACTCACGCCATGCACATACAACTCACCGTCCAGGATCTGCCAGTTACGCGGATCAACTCCCCAGACCTGGTTGCCTAGCGCATCGAGAGCCAGCTTGATGTGAGGAACTGCGAAGTCTCGTCGGGTGCCTTGCGAGGACAGAAGCATGTAGCCTTCTGGTGCAGGCACCGCACGGCAGCGATCACCGTCGAGCTTAGGTTGGACTATCACCCACTCAGGGAAACGTGCCAGCAGTTTGTCGTCCAGCACGCGAGCGAGCATGATACCACAGCGAGTGGCCATTAGGCCCTCCTTTTGTCATCTTATTAGTTTCGTCAGATTCTGTCAAAACTTAGGGCGGGTGCCCAGGAGTCGGTGAAAGGAGGTAAAGGCCGACTGGGTTTCCCGAGCACCACGCCCTGCTGTCACTGCGTTGGCTCCTTTCTTCAGCGCGGGTGTTACTCGCCCGCAGCTTCCTCCTCGGCCTGCGCCGCCTGCAGTTTCTGCAGGAACTCGAGCACCTGCTCTTTCGAGAGGGAGCCCTTGGACACAGCGGCCAGGACCTTGGTCATAGCGGACGCGCCGCCACCACCAGAGCGCCTGACGATGCCCGGAGTGTAGCCCTGCCCAGCAGCGATGGCCTTTTCGGTCGAGTTCTCCGGATTGTCCAGGGTGCTACGAGCTGCGGCCTGGCAGCGGATCACCGCCTGCGCCTCGAAGATCGAGTAGACTACCTCTTCTCCGAACATCTCGGCGGCAGCGGCCAGGTTTCCTCCGAAGTCCTTCTCGAACTCGACTGAACGGTTGGTCTTATTGCTGGTAACGTTGATCTGAGCCATCGTGTTCTCCTTTTAAATGGCTTGTGTGGAAGTGGAGGGCCGAGGCCTATCCCCAGCCCTCCGAGCGATTCGATGTTTCACCACAAGATGATGTAGGGACTCGCGCCCTGATACTCCCCAAGGAATCAGTGCTTTCCCCCGAACTGGACTATCCAGTCCGAAGCACTCAACCTATTGTATCTTTGCGAGTCACGATGTGCGCTAGTGCGCAGCAGGCGTTAGTTTTCCGCCAGCATAGCGCGGTTGCCTGCACATAGTCATCACCCCCTTTCAAGGTGAAGAACTAGGAGATGGAAGCAAGTCCCCGCCAGCGCGTGCCAGCTGCGCGTTAACTCTCGGCGGATCATGCCGTCCATACCCATAATATAATGAATAAAGGATGAGTTGTCAAGGACTAATTTACGTCCTGGTTAAATTAGTTCGTCAATGATTCTTTCGCAGATGCTTTCATTCTGTGCTGGCGTGATCCACTTCGTCACGTCCTGGCCCAAAGCACCTTCGTTGTAGTCAGGTTCATGGAGATACACGGAGTAGTGGAACCCACCGTCCTCAGACATGTAGCTGACACGGACCTCAACTTGCAACGAAAGTTCCATCCAGAAGTCACCGATGAGTTTCTTCATTTGCGCTTTTTCTCCTTCGCTATCTTCTCGAACACGGAGTCGAGTTGTTCATCAATCAGGCGGGCTTCCTCCTCCACTTCTTCCCGCGTAGTGGCTTCACGAGCCATGTTAGCGAGCAGGTCCACAGGACCTTCGATCTGGTCAGTCTCAGGCTCCGCGTTCACTTCCGCTATCACGGCGCGCTTGTTCTTATCACTCCCCATCACACCGTAGTGGTGGGACTGCAGCCATTCGAGGCACTCCTGCGGGTTGGCCTTGTAGTAATCAGGCACGTTGTCCTGCAAGACTGCGAGCAGGATGTTCCTCAGGCCGGTGCTCATAGGGAGGCCTGGGATAGACTGCTCCACGTCCTCAGCGTGGTTGAGTAAGGCCTTTAATTCCGTTAAGCTCAGCCTGACACTGATAGCCAGGCGGCGTGGCTCGTCCATTCTGAATTACTCCTTTAAGCGTAGCCATTTCCTGCGCGGCTCGCTTCTTATACTGCATGATGATAGTCTCAGCGCGGGTAAGTACGACCGTCAAGTCATCTCGGTCACGATGGAGGAGCCACTGTGCCTCGCTCACATTAGCGTCCAACTCCACGATGTGCTCTAAGAGCTCCCTAGTCCCGGCTAGCATACGCCGGTAGCTTGCGAGGCGCTCCAACATCTGTTCAGTGGTTTCTTCTGGCTTATCTTCCACGGTTAGTCCTCCGTGAGCGCTTGGCCATAGTGTTCCTGACCTTGCGCTGCTGCCGCTGCTTCCGCGTGAGGCGCGAGCCACCAGGCACACGGCTGTCCTCATCGAGGCACACTACGTAAGGGTTCGCGGTGACCTTAGCGCCCATCTGCGCCATGAGCTCCTCGATCTTGCTGTTGACTTCACTCTTCTTCGCGTCCATACCAGTCCTCCAGTTGCTGAGTTATGTAGTCGATGGAATCCTCGAACTCGTCCAACAAGTCATAACGGTTGAACCAGTCCTCGAGTTGGCTGATGAGTTTGTTAGCCTCATCACGGATGAAACGTTTAGTTACGGGCATCACGGACTCCTTAGAATGGCAAGTCATCATCTGCGTGGTCCTGCTCCGGAGTGATGCCTGGGCACAGGTGCTGGATCTCCTGGTCCATGCGCTCGATAGTTTCCTTCTGCTTAGCTATGATCTCGTCCTTCTCGCGGAGTGCGTGGATATACTCCTGCACCATGAGGTCCATGCGCCTCCTCATATCCTCGAGCGCGTCCTGCTTGTCCTGGCAGTGCCGCTGCAGGTCCGCGATGTGCTCCTGCGTGGTGCCGAGCGCCAGGAACACGAGGTCGATGGCGCACTTGGCCTGCCGGAGCGATGTCTCGGTGAGAGTGCGGAAGTGCTTGATAGCGAGGATCTTCTTGTCCTGGTCGATAGCTTCCAGGATCTGCGGGAAGAGGATCTGGCGCGCTTCGTCGTAGCTGAGCGGCTCCTGCTCTTCGGTGAAGAGGATCCTGCCGTGCTCATCAGTGATAGTCATACTCTTAGTAAGCGCCATCTTCTAACTCCCTTCGGAATGTGTTGAGTAATGTGGACAGGCCGAGGAACGCACCTATCACTGTTTCGACCTTATCGTCACCTATGTGCCTCTCGGTGAAGTCGATTAGCACACGCTTAGCCTCCGCGAGGGATTCGTCAATCTCGTTGAGTTCTTCCTCCGCTAGGTGCCTTTCGCGAGTTACCTCGTCCTCCTGCACATCGACGAGGAGTTGCGCTAATCCTCTGCGCTTCTCCTCGCCGAGTGATTCCAGGAAGGCGCGGACTTGGCTATGCCGTTTCCACTCTTCCAAGTTCATGTTAGAGGACCTTCCTCCGCATCCTGTGATACGTGAGGCAATCGTGGAGTTCCCGCCAGAGTTGGGCCAGGCGGTCTGATGAGGCCTCCATCTCCGCTATGCCTTTCCGCACACGAGCGATCTCATAAGCGGACCAACCCTCAGTGATCGCGGTTGACTGGAGAACCTGGTAGTCCTCCTTGATGCAGCACTGCAGATGTGTCCGCTGCATAGCGATAGCGTCCATCACGTCCCTCATGGTGCGGTTATTCATGAGGACTTCGATCTCCGTAGTCAGAACGTTGCCGCTACGGTAGCGGACCTTGGCGCGACTAGCTCTCCTGGCTGCCATTGTCTTTCTCCTTCTTCGGTATGAGTAGGTTTTCGAGGGCCACGAATGTGTCCTCGTCGAGTGCATTGATGCGCTCCATGATCTTAGCGGAACGGGCCTCACGTTTGCCCTTTTCCAACGAAAGTTCCACGTCCGCGACTGCTAGGCGAAGGATCTTGATAGCTTCGGTCCAGGGCTGTTTGGTCTTTATGGAACTGGTGCGCGTGAGCGAATCAAGGTGCTTCTCGATCTGAGTCAGGTTGTTAGTGATTGTCCTGACTCGCCGGTCAGCCGCTTCTGATCCAACTACTACGCCGCGCTTCTTCGATTTAGCTTGTGCGCGATAATTGTCACTGATGAGATCAGGCAATTCGTGCTGCTGTTTGAAGAAGTCCACGATCTCGCCTAGTTTGCCAACTGCCAGATCGTTTAACATGAACTCTATCGGCGCGTTACCGTGGCGAGTGGCATCGGCGTTAGTGATGTCGAGTTTCATGCTGCTAATGATCTTTCCGATAGTTCTCGTGTCCAGGTGGACGTTGTGAGTTTCTTTGATCACTGCCTGGATCACGTTGGAAGTAGCTACACGTTTGCCCTCGTCGTAGAGGGCCAACATGGCTAGCGCGACGGCCTTAGTCCGTGCGCGAACTTGTGGGTTCTCTGAGTTGTGCATGATCTTCTTTCTCGCTAGTAAATGCTAGGTGCGCGGCAGGAGTTGCTACGCACCTAGCGATGGGTGGTTAGTGAGTTTTGTCAGATTCTGACATTACTCTGTGGGCGCTTCTTTGACAAGGTGTTCCACGCGCTCCGCCATCTGCTCCCAATATGCGTCTAGGCCCATGAATAGGCCGATGCAAGTGTGCATGTTGTCCTCATCGGTGGCACCAGTGAAGATGAGATTGCTTAGGTCGATGAGTTCCGCATACAGAGTGTCCCGTTGGGCCTGCCATGCGTAGAGGCGTGTCTGGAGTTTCTCAGGATCCCTACGCCGGAGGAAGTCCAACAACCGCCGGGGACCGCTTAGTGCATCGTTCGTAGTGGGCCAATGGTCCTGATTCTCACCGCCCTTGGCCTCGTGCAGCGCACAATCGAGGGCCGATTCCAGGTCTTCGATATACTGCGCGGCATCAGCGATGTGCTTAGCCATTTCTTGCTCTTTTGTTAACTCGGTCATTGGATCTCTCCTGGTTAGCGATGCGAATGAGTTTACGGGTGCGCTCGGAGATGCTAGGTTGGAAACGCAAGGACATCTTGCGCTTCTCTTCTTTCACTTCCCGGCGCAACTCCATGCGGATCTGGCTATAACGGTGCTTGGAGAGATAGCCGCGTTCGTAGTTTCTCTCCAGGCGCGCTAGTCGGGCTAAGAGTGACCCGTAGCGACTACGCATTGCGGACCTCCTGTGGGTGAGCGATGGTTGGTAAGTTGAGAAACCACCAGTGTGAACGGATACGCTCGTACTGGTCACGAGCGATGGTCCTGAGCGCGATGCCACTAGCGATATTCTCGGCACACGCTCGGGCGATGGCTGCACGTTGGAGTGCCTGTTTGACACTCTTGGCGTTAGCGTTATAACAAGTCATCGTGATCTCCTTTCGAGAATAGTCACGGAGATCAGCCTAGTGCCAGTACTCCCGGCAACCAGGCTGATCTTTCTGCCTTACGGCGTCATCAGCGTGACGGTTAGTTACTTGGCGAGGCGTTTCTCCATATGCTTATGCACCCGAAGTGCAACGCGATAGTGCGGAAAACGTGCTTCGTAATACTCAGTCATGGTCATCACTCTCGGCGCAGGACCAATATCCCTGCGGGAATTGGCGGGTGTGCTAGTGCAACCGTTGCCAGTGCTATACCTGCTCATCTTCTTCTCCTTTCTCTACGAGTTCGGATTCCAGAACTTCAATAACCGGAGGTCTGCCGATGCTAAGTGGTTCCGGATCGTCAATGGGAACTGCACCCGCGCCTCTATCTTGCACTGGCACCCGCGTAGGATCTGTGGGCAACTCATCATCCAGTTGTGCGATGGCCACTGCCATTTCTGCTCGTATGCTAGCGGCAATCTCTGAGTGCACGCCGGTGACTTTCTCTATCGCTCCACCGAGAAGTCCGAACGTGCTAATCATGCTAGCGAGATCTTTCTGCTGTTTCTCCAACTCGTCCAAACGGCGTCCTAATTTCTCCAGTTGCCATTTGAAACTGTTCTTGCGAAGGAAGATGTGGAGGTTCTCCACGACTTCCGTCACAGGTTCCTGTTCGATAGCGTCGATGGAAACTGCCATCTCCAGGATCTGTTTGATGAGTTTGGCGTTCTGCTTATTCATGGAGGTTTCTTCTCCTAGCTACGTGTGTATGTGTTGCGCGATAAAGAGTAATGAATCGCGCCTGCGCGTGTGCGCGTGTTACTATATATGATTAAATATACACAAGCGATGGCCAGTTGTCAAGACCCTAATGGCCCCTAATGTGCTCCAGGGGCACATTAGTCGTGGTTTAGTGCGTGTTGAGGTGGCGATCACACAATCCAATGTAGGCGTAGGCGCGTAGGAACATGTGGACCCATGCCATCACCACATGCACACCACTATGAGTGGTTAGTTACTACTCCTTATTTTATATATTTTTTTTAAGTAGTAGGACTAAGACCTAACTGAACGTGAATGGGTGAATGGTGCGCGAGTCCGGGTGTGCCTACGCGCCTACACCTACAAAGACTCGTGTGTTGGCGGCCTGTTCGTGTGCCAGTTTCGTCAGAATCTGACATAACTATGCACCACGAGCGCACGTGGAGGCACAAACGTGGGAGGTGCGAGTACAACTGGGCGTTGTGCAGGCACAAGTTAGCACGTTCCAGCACTAGCTAACGCCATAACCATGCACTGCTAGGCACAAACGTGCAGGCACAACTGCGCGCTAGTCTGTTGTTAGCTAATGCCACCAAGGTGCAGGCACATACTATCGCTGGTCCGTTGTTAGCTAACACGCGGAAGTGCGAGCACATAGTTACGAGGCGCTAGTTATTAGTCATTAGCTACACCACACGGCACAAAAAAATCCCGCTAGGATCTCTCCTAACGGGACTAGTTCGGCCTAGGTTGCGATCTTCACTAGTTCGGTTGTGCTAGTTACGCACTATTCTTCATCCTAGCCAACATTGCTTCCAATTTCGCTATATTGTCGGATCTGTTGGCACTATCATTCTCAACCTTTTCTAGTGCCTTGTCAACCGACATATCACCAGAAACTAGCGTACTGCACTTCAATTCCATAGCGCCAATCTGGTAGTATTCTTCCATCTTCTGAGGACTAGTACTCCTCAAAACGGCCTGAACTTTTCTCTTTATCTCTAGTTCGGCCTGTCCCCTAGTGGTTTCCTCGTCAATGTCCCATAGTACTTTTACGGGAACATTGTTGCGGAAACCGTTCGAGTTCGTGAAGAATGTAAACGTATAGGTTGCGGTTGTGTTGGTATTCATTAGGTTTTCTCCTAGTATGTATATGAATGGTTGGGAGTACTACATACTAGTGTCAACCACAACCTAGGCCATATTCGATTGTCAAAGATCATTCTTAATACTGGTGTGTCTGTGTTTCATCCTACACCCATAAATATACACAGTATCCCCAAAATGTCAACACGTTTTTTGTGGTCGTGCGTAACTTGTTGTTTTTATTGACCTGGTGTGTTCACGTCCTAGCGTCCACCACGGCAATCTAGTAGAAACACGCACACCTAGCGCGCACAATCACTAGTTAGTGACCACTAGTAACGCACTAGGCCCCGGTAGCTAGGGGAACGTGCGAGTAGATCACTACGAGCGGAGGAGGATTAGTTATGGGAGGTTCTGGAGTATGGTGACAAATGGATGGTCAACGACGCACTCTACGCTCGCAGCCACTCGGTAGCACTAACGCCGGCCATAGTAATGGCAGAATCTGACAAAACTACGACGAGCACACACGCTAGTATAACAAT